AGATTTCCTTCTCCGCAGTTGTAGCAGAAGGAGACGAGGGCGTCGAACTGCCATGGCTCGAGAGGCACTTTGACAAGTTTACGTACAGCTCGCTCAAACGTCCCCATGTCTTCCAGAAACGCTTGATCGCACTCTTCCATCGTCCATCGAGAGTCGGCATTGAACTCTCTCCCGTGATGATGAGTATGGCCCCAACAAATCGTGAGAACTCCAGCAGGGCAATGGTACGGTTGATAATAATCGCCAACTTTCTTCAAACAGCCTTCGTAGTGCTTGATTAAATTAGCACCCGCAGAACTCAGGCTGCGATCCTCGTTCATGGATTGATATTCAGCCTCTTGGTCATCACGTCAACGATCCTGTCGATGCTTCCCTTGTTAGCCTTGGTCTGACTCTCCAATACCGTCAACCGGCTATCGACCGTCACCAAGTGCGGCGAACCGCGAATCTCCAGCGTGCTCACCCGCGCCTCGAGCTCGACCATGTAGGCAGTCATCGACAATACCGCCGCACCGATCGCCACGCCCTGCGCCACCAGGAAGTAGACCAGCGCCTGGTTATCCGCGAACCATGAGCGGACGCTCGTCATCATGGCTCACTTCTTGCGCCCCATCTTGGCCTGGCCGCGCTTGTCCTCGGCCTTGTCCTGTGCGGAAGTCTCGTAGTCCTTGAGCGACATGCCCTTGCGCTTGGCGCCGCGCTTGTCCTCGGCCAGGTCTTCCTTACTACCTTCATACGACTTGCGTTTTCCGGCCATCGGCATGCTCCGTTGCCCGATAGTTAAAAAACATGGACGCATCATGATTGCAGGGACCATACCACTGAATTGGTAGTTCCGGATAGCGCGCTTCGACCCGCGCCAGGGTATTAATTTCCCAACTCAGGTTACCTGTCTCCCGCAGATGGCGCTTGCACTCGTCCCTCATCACAGCGGCGAGCGCGGCGGCGTGCTCGTGCGGCACGACCAGGAGGCCCCCGCAGAACCGCCAGCACGGGTAGCGATCGTCGTATTGGTAGTTCCTCTCCCAGCAGCCCGGGATGGCGATGGCTTCTTCGGCCTCGGCGCGGGCCATGAAATCTTCGATCACGCCGGCGGTCATTCCCGGCAGGTGGAAGATGGCGAGATCGATCCAGACGATGACGTCGGCGCCGGGAACCAGATCGGCGGCGTCCGCGATGAGCTCGGACTTCTCCGCCTGTACGATGTGGTAGGCGAGCGAGTTCTTGGCCGGGTTGTCGGCGGTCGAGTGGGTCACCGGCCCGTGCCGTTGCAGATGCCGGTAGAGCCAGCACGCCTCGAGCGCGGTGTCGAGGCGCAGCAACTTGATGTCGGCTGCGGCTAGTTGCGCGCCGAACCTTTCGTAGTCCCGCGCCGGGCGGGGATGGCCGGGGATTGGGATAAAGCCGGTGACGGCCAGCACGCTCATCGCGGCTTCTCGATGAACGCCAGCACGTCGTCGAGACCCATCCTCGCCACCCACGCCTCGCAATCCCGCACGCCGTAGCTTGCCATCAACTGCCTCCGCTCGGGAAAATACGCCAGGCCGGCCGCGAATTCGATCTGCTTGTCATGGAAATAGAACGGCATGGACATGCCGGTAACGGCGCCATCAGGCGCATAGCGCACGAACCTGTGGGCATAATAGCGGTTCGGCCGCCCTGGGATCGTGCGCGCCTCGTGTACCAGCGATAAGTACACACCGTTAGCTTCTATAACCTGCGAGCCGCCGCTGATCGCCCTGGCGTCAAAACCGGAATCACTTTCGAAAACCACATTACCGTCGTCGTCGACCAAGGTCCCCTGCCGGTAGACGAACCGCAACTCGTCATTCTTCACCCATGGCTGCCAGTTTTTCTCGTGGTAGCGCTTCTTGGGCAAAATCCGCATCCAAGGCAGGCCGCGCGCATTGAGCGGGACCAGGATTTGCTCGCACCAGCCTTCCGCGTTGAGCTCGCGCACGTTCGAGATCGTCCACAGGGCGCCCTGCCATTCGAACAACCGGCTATCTTCCAGACCGCGTACCGGATGAAACTTCGGTTCCGGCCAATTCTCCGGCAATGGCAGTTCGTCTACCTCGAGGATGTCCAAAGCATCGGATAAATGCACCAGATAATTGCGGGTATTGATAGGATTGACAAACCAATCAGGACTGCAAGTACCATCCTTACCCCGGATCGCATACACCCCCTCCGGCGTGATCGTGTAATTGACAGTACGTAAAACAAGGACAGGCCTTCCTTGATAGTTGATGACCGACGGGTTGGTGGCGGCCCAGCCGTCGTCTAGATCAAATTTCAACCATGTAGGCTTGAATGAAGGGACGTGCTCCGGCAGCGGGCGCAGATACCAGAACAGGTTGTTGCGCGCCTGCTCGCTGCCCTCGAGTGCCAGATCGTTGCAGACCTGCGCGCCGCGGTCGCGGGTTTTACCGCCTGCGTAATACGCACAGATGGAGAACTCCTCGCGCAGACCAGATTTGTAGACGAAGTCGTTGACGAAGAGCATGTCGTCGGGCTTCTTTATCTGCATGCCCGCTTGTGAGAACAAAAGACTTGCGTGATTGTCACTGCGTTCCCTAAAAAATCTAGCTGCGTCATACAGCACTTCAGCCCGCGTTGGGCGCATCTTGTAGGCCTGCAAAATCTCCCAGACAAACTCCGCATCACGGCCCAAGTTGCCGATTGCGTGAGCGTAATGAAGTTGCGCATTCCACTGCTCTTCATCAAACCCACCAAGCCCGACCCTTATCTTGTAGTGCTCAGCAGCTATTTCCCAATTCTTAGAGTCAAAGTATGATTGCGCCAAGTAGAAGTGGTATCTTTCCACAAGACCAGGACGCATCTCGGTTTTAAGTGCCTCTTCAAGCAACGCTATATCACGCTGAAACTTTTCCGGCCTGTTGGCACCATCGGCGTGGTCAATGAAAAACACAGTATCTATCCTGCCAGACGACGCAACATCGAGATATTCGTGCGTGACTCCGCAAAATTCACCTGTCGCTTCGCAGCTGACAAAACGACGGTTATAATAATCTAGGCTTCCAGCCCGCTGCCGCACATCGTAAGACAGACCACCATTCAACCGTAGCGGCTCTTGAACCACCAATTCCATGTCCGCGTCGGCCAATAGCAACCACTCCCATGGCAGTTGACTACGTCGCGCCAACTGTAGCGCAGCATTCCTAGCCTGGGAAAAGTTCTCGAACGATACACGCTGCAGTTCAAGCGGCTTACCTGCATCTGCGAACAACTTTTCAAGTATCTCGACCGTGTTATCCTTGGACCCGGTATCTACAATAATAGCCCCATCTATGTGCGGCATGAGACTGCGCACACATCTTTCGATGATCCGACTTTCGTCCTTAACGATTGCGTTCCACATCAACATCGCATAACCTATATTAGACGGGCTGAACGGTGCTTGTAACACCGCCCAGCCCTAACCACCAGCCGAGAAGGGACCTCGACCATGGCTAAACTAAAGTACGCTGACTGGCCTGAAGAACGCAAGGCGCGCCAACGCGAAGCAATCAAGCAATGGAAAATAAAAAATGTAGAACTCGTAAACGAAACCGCTAGAAAAGCCTATGCTAAATGGCGAGAAACCAACCCTGCGCGCATAAAATTTACGGACGAAGAACTTAAAGCGCGCAAGCGCGAGCAAAATAAAAAATACAAAGAAGCTAACAAAGCGCGCAACAAAAAATGGTATTACGCCAATCGCGAACGTGAAAGAGCGCGTAAAAAAGCCTGGCGACTTGCAAATCCTGAAACTTATAAGAAACGCGCTAAAGAAAGGTCTGCTGAATACAGACTTAGACATCCAGGGCGAGCTAAAGAAGCAACCGCGAAGTACCGCGCGAAACATGCTGAACACGTAAAAAAGTTGATGCATACGCACCACATCCAACGTATGTACAAACTAAATGCCACTGACTACGCTGCCATGGTAACAGCGCAAAACAATCGCTGCGCCATATGCAACACAGACAAACCCGGAAGAAAAAACGGGCATCACTGGTACATAGACCACTGCCACAAGACCAACGCCGTACGGCAGCTTCTGTGCCACCATTGCAACCTTGGTCTTGGGTACTTCAGAGACAATCCAGCATTTCTACAGCAGGCTGCGGACTATCTGAAGCGTTTCACGCGTGCTTGCGATGCTTGACGATCGCGTCGATGATGTCGCCCTTGTTCCAATGCTCACTGACTTCGGCACCCTCGCTGGCAGCCACGCTCAGCAGCTCCTCCTTGGTCATGTCGTTGAGCTGCGCCTTGGTCGACCTGGTTTCACCCACACCGAATACGCCGCCGGTGGCACCGGTCACGCCCTCGCCGGCGGTGCCGGGCAGCTCGGTGACGGTCAAAACGTCGATCTCGTCGCCCGGAGTAGCGGTGGCGTTGGCCACGACCTGATGAACGGCATCCTCGCGGTGCAGCGCCTCGATGGTCTCGACGGTGGCGGCGTGGGTAACACGGGATTTGACTTCATAGGAAGGCATCGGACGTACTCCTCTCTGGTTGAACTTTTACCACGGAATTTGCTACCCCGGACCACCACCGATTACAGGAGGTGGCGCAGCTGGATTTATCGGCGCCCTCTGATTCCCCAGTAAATTAACCGACTGAACGGGGGCATGGCTCAATGGCGAGGGCTGGTTTCCTTGCGCCTGGGCGGCCATCTGGGCCATGGAGGCGCCCGGAGCGCCAGACCCGGGAGCGCCGAGAGGACCCAAAGGCGCGCCACCGGTCAGAGCTGGAAGGATGCCGCGCTGGCCGGCCGGGACACCGGCTTGGCTCGCCAGCAGGCCGGCGGTTAAGTCGGAGGCGATTTTCTGGACGCCCATTTGCACGCCTTGCTGCACGCCTTGTTCGACCTTCTGGGCGAGGGCCTGCTGCTCGCCGCCGCCTTGTTGCGCCTGCTGCTGCTTTTCGAGATCGTCGTCGGACGGTACGATTTCGTCACCATCCAATCCGATCGTCTTTGACACGCTTCTAAGAACCGCGCCGCGGCCTTTAATTCCGATGATATTTTGATCTATCGGATTCGCCGTGCTCTGGAGGAACTCCAACTGTCGTTGCCGTTGCGTTTCTCGCTGAATTGCTACACCCACTCCCTGGACAAAAATATTTTCTTCACCGCTCAAAAGCCCGGTTGTATCCGACAACAACACCAGATCAAATAGTTGCTGCAATGCTCCTTCGAATATCTCGCGGTCTACGTTAGAAGCGACGGTCTGGAGAATCTTTGCCGCGTTGTTCATGAGAAGACTCAATCCGGATGCGGTGCGGCCGGCGCCGCCGGAGGCCTGGCCGCCGATGTATTTCGGGATGGCGGAGACGTCGTCGGACAGATCGAGGAAGGCCTTGAACACGGTCAGCAGGTCCTGCGCGTTCGACTGTGGCTGGAAGAATTCCACTGGCGGCTTGGCATTGTTGCCGACCGGGTCGGAGGAGGCGTGCCAGCGTTTCCAGGGGTAGAGATCGTCGGTGTTCTCCTCGGGCCGCACGCGATCGTCGTTGATGACGACCTGCGGGCCTGAGCTGATCGAGAGATTGTTGACCAGGCTGCGCAGCGTTGCGTTGGCAACGTCTTGTAGATCGGCGATCATGTCGACGAGGCCGTTGCCGACGGGGGTGCCGGGGACTTTCTCGAAGCTGGTCATGTAATAGGAATGTCTTGCTCGCGGCGAGGGGGAGAGGTTGGCCTTGATGATGTGGCTGCCGATGACGTAGGCGTCGATGTGGTAGTCGCGCAGTTCGTCGGCGACGCCCGGCATGCCGTAGTCTTGCAGGAGGCGGCCCTGGACGTTGCCGTGGAACTCCATTTGGTTGATGAGGCCGGAGCGGTTCCATGCCGGGTTCTCGCGGCTTTCGAGGACCGAGCGTTCGGCGTCGGTGGTGTCCCAGTTGTCGTAGAGGCCGCCGCGGCCGTATTCGTCGAGGACGGCACGGACCTCGGCCTGGTCGAAGCCGGGCAGGTCGAGGAGGTCGTTGAGCTCGGCGCGTGTCAGGCGGGATTTTTCGATGACGTTGGCGTTGGCGATGTCCGCCACGCCCGGCGTAAACCAGATATCGAAGGGGGATATCCGGCTCCACACCATCTTCGGGATCTGGCGCACCAGCGGCTGGCCGTTGTTCCACTTGACCTCGGGCATGATCTTGACGGTGGGGCCCTTGATGCAGGCGAACGGGAAGATGGGGAGATCGACCAGGAATTCCGCCAGGGCCGTATAAAAATGGCCTTCCCTCAAGATCTCATCGATCCTGTCCTCGGCGACCTGGGCCTGGTCGGCGGCTTTCTTCTTGGCGGCGTCGGAGGCCGACGCCATGAGGGCGGCGCGGCGCATCTGGACGTCCTGCGGGGAAGGGGCCTGACCCATCGTCTGCATGATCATCTGCTGCTCGTGGGCCATGAGCGCATCGATCTTCTGGACGATATCGGGCGGGACGTCGGGATCGGCGGGCGGGCGGATCGACCAGGGCCGGTCGGAGCCGAGATAAATATCGCGCAGGAGGGAGGAGGCGGCGCGGCACTTCTGGGCGGACAGGCGGGCGTAGACTTCCGAGCCGCCAAACTTCTTGACCTCCTGGAATTTGGTTGGGGAATACTGGCCGTTGAAGGTGCGCAGAGCCTCGAGCAGGCGATTGGACCAGCCGGCGGCGGTATTGCGGTGATTGCGGAAGATTTCGAACTGGCCGCGGATGAATCCGGCGAGCTGCGGCGGCGCTGGTTCTGGCGGGGCATTAGCCTGGGCTTTGGCCAATTGTTGCTGCTGGAGATGCGCCTCCAGCGCGGCCGGAGGAACGACCTGCAGGACGCCTTGCTGGCCGAGTGGGTTGGTTGCCATGCGGGCCATGCTACCCTACTGGCGGGAAATGTTATAGGGTGCGCGGATGTCCGAGCCCACTGAGCCGCCCGATCAAAATTTAGATGAAGTTGCCATAGCGAAGCTCGCCCGCGAGATGGCGATGGCGATCCGCAGTTATACGGTTATTTTCGCGGATTTCGGCATCAGCGAGCCGGACTTCTACGAGATATCCAAGCTGCCGTTCTACAAGCGCGCGTTCGAGCAGTTCACGCTGGAATGGAATTCGGCGCTGTCGACCAACGAGCGGGTCAAGCTGATCAGCGCGGCCTATCTGGAGCAGGCGCTGCCGCGGCTGGGCGGACGGATGATGAGCGACGAGTCGCTGTCGGCGGCGACCGAGGTGGCCAAACTGTTCTCGCGCAACGCGGGGCTGGGGGGCGATCCCAAGGAGGCCAAGAGCAACGAAAGATTTGTCATTACGATAAACCTGGGCGAGGACGGCGAGGGCAAGCCGGTGGTCGAGAAGTACGACAAGCCGATCGAGAGGATGGGCCCCAAGGACATCGACCTGATTGCCGCCGAGCCTGCCGCCGAGGTGGTCGTGAAGCGCGGGCCCGGGCGACCGCGGAAAACACCGAGGCAGGAGGAGGACTAGATGGCCAAGCTATCGAGCGGGCAGCGCAAGCGGCTGCCGTCGTCGGCGTTTGCATTGCCTGGCAAAGGGGAGGGCCCGCAGGGTAAGGGCAGCGGCAGCTACCCGGTGCCCGACAAAAATCACGCCAGACTAGCCTTGGCGATGGTCAGCAAGCACGGCTCGAGCGCGGAGAAGGCCAAGGTGCGGGCCAAGGTGAAGGCCAAGTTTCCCGGCATCGGCAAGGACTAGCTGTGGCGAAGGCAGAAAGCTTACACGCCCGGTTGGCCCGCGCGCTTGCCCGGCTTGCGGGTTTGTCCTTGCCGGAGGCCGACGCGTTGGCGGCGTTGGAGCGGGAGGCTGGCAAAATTCAGCATATGGACTGCAAGCCGCTGGTTGAGCCGCCACGTGGGTGGGTTGTCGAGAGCAGCGAGGTTTTGACGCTTGGGTACCTGAAGCCCCCCATGCACTTGTTCCGGGCTACGGTGCGCAAACCTGACGGGAGCCAGCTTTGCCAGCAGGAGATCGTTGAGCCGGCGGATGTAGAAACAAAGCAGTACTGGAGGCGCCTCTGGCGGGATTTTGATTCATGTCCCTGACCTACACGGCGCCGCCGACGCTGGCGCGGTTATGCAGCATAGCATGTCAATAGAATATACGGCTCCTCCAACACTATCTAAGTTCATGAGGTCAAACGCCTTTTTCCGACTTGCGGCTGGGCCGGTCGGCAGTGGAAAGACGACCGCATGCATCATTGAACTTCTACGCCGGTGCATGACACAGGCGAAAGCGCCAGACGGCATCCGCTATACACGGGTCGCCATAGTGAGACAGACGCTCCGTCAGTTGCGGGACACAGTCTTACGCGACGCGCAAATGTGGCTCGCTGGCCTTGGGGAATGGAAGGTCAGTGAAAATACGTTTTATCTTGATTTCAGCGACGTGCGAAGCGAGTGGGTCTTCATCCCGCTAGAAGACGCCGCAGATCAAGCACGGCTGCTCAGCATGCAACTCTCCATGTGTTGGATCAGCGAGGCTATCGAGTGCAATTTTGATATCGTAGCCCCAATCTCCGGACGCATCGGGCGCTATCCTTCCGGCAATCGCGGCACTCCGAGCTTCTATGGAATAATCGCGGACACCAACATGCCGCAGCTTCTGACAGATTGGCACAAGCTGATGGTTGATCCGCCGGCGGACTTTCAGATTTTCCGGCAGCCGTCGGGGATGGCGGACAATGCGGAAAACCTCAACTACTTGGTGCAAAACGTCACGACCAGCAAACTGCCTATCAATCATCCCGATCGCATTGCGGAGGGGCGCAAATACTACGAAAGGTTCGTGCAGTTATATGGCAGCTCGCACGCTTGGGTTAAGCGGTATGTTTTTGCAGAGTTCGGAGATGACCCCAGCGGGGAGGCGGTCTTCAAGGAAACATTCAAGCCCTCGTTTCATGTGGTGGACGATACTTTTTGCATACCAGGTTACAGCCTCCTCGTAGGAATCGACTTCGGACGCAATCCTTGGAGCCTGGTCTGCCAGGTCGATCATCAGGGGCGATTGCTGGTTCACGAGGAGATTCCGGCGGTCAATATCGGCCTGGAAAAACAGGTCGAGGAAAGAATACGGCCACGGCTGTTCAGCAACAAGTTTGCCGGCGCGAAGGTGATGATTGTTGGTGATCCGGCGGGTGTGGCCAAGGGAACTATTGCGGAAGAAACTAGCTTTGATGCCTTGAAACGCATGGGTTTGCCGGCTTTCCCGGCTCCCACCAATGACATTGACGCCCGGTTGCGCGCTGTGGAGACCATGCTTGGGCGGCAAACCAATGGCGGCCCATCGCTGGTGATCAACGGACGCGGCTGCCCTATGCTGGTCCGCGCCATGAGCGGCGGCTATCGTTTCAAGCGCCACAAGGAAGGGAGCTTGCGGGCAATCCCGGAGAAGTTCGACGCCGAGGGGTACTCGCACGTAGTCGATTGCTTGCAATATGTGTGTTTGGTGGCCCAGAATAGAAACCTTGTGCAAGAATATGCCCGCCGATTGGTGCCACGGAAGCGGCCAGTCGAGCGGCACGTCACCGCGGCGGGATGGACCTGAGCCATGAGCGATGCACAGCAAGGGGACCTAGTCCCGAACTTTCCGCTTTCTTGGCTGGAGCGGCTCCATTCCGAGAAGGTGCGGCTGGAGAACCGCAACGCCGACGTCTGGGTGCCGATCCTCGAGCGGGCCAAGGGGGTGGTCGATCATGACGGGATCGAGCGGGTCACGGCGCAGTCGCTGCTCGACATCCTCAAGGTGCCGATGGGCAAGCGCAAGAACGAGCACTACCAGCGGCTGACCAAGATCATGATCGAGCTCGGGTGGTCGTCGCACCGGATCCACGGCATAACGGCGGGCGGCTACCGCGAGCAGGTGCATGGCTTCTGCCGCGATGCCCGGCACAAGAAGCCGCCGACCGCCGACGAGAAAAGACGGGCCGAGCTGGGGGTGCGGCAGGTGCGGCGGCCGAAGATCGGCTGGCCGGCATTCAAGCGGCAAGTCGTGGAATTGGTCCGCTCCGGGAAGCATCCGGCCGAACTCGCGGATCAATTCGGGATACCGAAACAAACGATCCGCAATTGGGTCGGCCGGCATAACGAGCTCAACCCCGAGGCGCCGGTGGTCGTGCCGCAACACAAGCGGGGGGCCCCGGTTCGCAATCCCAATCCGTTCAACACCCCGGTCACCCCGGTCACCCCGGTCACCATGGCGCCAGCCGAGAAGCCGAGGCCGCAACCGCCACCCGAGCCAGCCGCGAAGCCCTCCAAGGCGGCTTCCGCGCCGTTCGAGTTGCCAGACATACCGGCATTCCTGCGCCGGGAGAAGTAAGTCTAGCGCGAGCGGATCACGTCCTTGTCGGCGCGCATGAAGGCGGCGGCCGGTCCGCCGGCCACCGGCAACGTGCCCTATATCACTGGAGTAATCCATACCTCTCAGCCGGAACATCTCTTGATAGAAATCAGGCGGAAAGGTCGGCAACCACGGCCTGAGTTCTTTAGCTATGAAGGCCTCAAGAATACGCGCCAAAGCATCCCTTGCTCGATCGCGCTGAAAGCCTGTGGCCTCATCAACTAACGCGATGATGCCAAGCGTCGCAAATCCATGCTGAAGAAGCGCCGCTCGCTCTGCCAAGTGCTCCGATCTCTTGGTCAGAACACCCCGCCTGCCAGCTTCAATGAGAACGGCGCAAATATCGGGCAGGATTGTCGCTTCATAGCCGTCCGCCGGCCGGCCGCCATGCGCGGGAATAAATCGAATAGGCGAATTTGCGCGCTCGATTAAGCCTTTGACATTTATGCCCTTTTGTTCAATCCCCTCCATCAAAATGGCAATTTTGCGCGCGCCGCCTCTTCCGCCGCCCTCAGACAGACCAAGGCCGCCCTGCAGACCTCGTTGGGAAAGAACCCGTGTTTCATCCTCTAGGACGTAAACGTCAGTTCGTCGGCATCGCAGGGGCCGGAACGGAACGGCTCCCCGCATTGACTATTAAGGGGTTGAGCGCATATGTAGCGCTTCTAAGCACCCCTCGGGAAACCGCCCGCTCGACGGATACGGGGAACCGAGTCTAACTACCCCGGGGACGCTCTTTTGCGTCCCCGAATCATTTTCGGGGAAGGGTGCTCTCATGACTGCTGCAGCAGCTTCTATTTCCGAGCCCGGCAACCGTCTCAGGGTTCGAATATTTGTTGATTTCAGGGGCGCGATCGGATCACTTTTGATCGTGCTGCGCTATAACGGAATTGGCAGACGGCGGCCCTAGCCGATCCTCCAGGCTCTTGATCCATTTCGCGTCATCGATGCAGGTTTGGCAGTGATCGAATGGGCAGCCGGCGAAGTGCCAAAGGCGGCGCAAATCGGCCCGCAGTTGCTCGATCTCGGCCTCGCGGTTGCCGATCAGCGCGTGCAACAGCGCGTTGGCCTTCAGCAGGTCATCGCGTTCGGCCGCCAAGCAGATTGGGCACATTCCATCTGCGACCGCTGCCTCAGATTCCCAATGTGCGTGCCTGCATGGCATTTGATTCAACCCAAATGAACTCTGGCGCACGGCGCCCAGCACCGATCGACGATCTTTCCGGTCGGGTCGAGCAACCTAACTTCGCCCTGTCGTAAGTCGCGCTTGATCTTATCGAAGACGGGCCGGACTGACGCTTCGTCCGGTCCTACGGCGCGAACCTTGCGGGTATCAGAATAGCGCCCGCCGTGACGATCGACGATCCATGGCCCGCCGCTAACGAGTTCAACTTCCGAGAGGTCGTCCTCGTATTTCATTTTGGTCATCCAAACAGTTTGACAATCGTGGCACCGAGCGCGACGCCGGCCGCCAACAGCGCGGCGCCGGCGGTCATGCCGGCGAATGCGACTTGCCACGGCGCATGCCGCATTTCCTGATGTCGGCGATCGGATTCGGCAAAGTTGCGATGGATCTCCGTCAGCATCTTGTCGATGCGAACGGTTTGCTCGCGCGCGTCAATCGGATCGATGTCTGCCATTTGGTCCTCTTGGCGCTTTCAAGCAAACATCTTGAACAGGATTGCGCTTGTCATCGCCATGTTGGTGCCGACCATCCATTTCAAGACCGTCAGATCGGTTTCGATCTTGCCGGCCCGATTTTCATAGCCGGCGGCCTCTTCGGCAGCGGCGCGCGCGATCTCCTCCGGCACGTCGCCGGCCCGCAATGCAGCGTAGAGTTTTGCCATCATGACGGTCATTCGAGCTAGTGCTCCTTGGCGCTGCTCATTGGGCAATCCTGAATTGGTCCCAAGGATCGTTCCTGGGCGGGCAACCAATCCCCAGGAACGCGACCGTACACTTGGCCCGCCATGCCGCTTCGCGTTGCGCGGCGTTGTCCTTGACAAACTGGATTTGCGCCTCGAGGTTGGCAACGTGCTTGTCGTTGGCAGCGTTGACGAATTCTATCTGCGCTTCCAGATTGGCGATTTGTTTCTGCTCGGCTGGCGTCAGATCGCCGGCATGGGCGGGTGCCAGCGTGCCGCACAGCACGGCGGTAATTATTACAAGTCGTCGCATTGGATTGTCCTCGCTTGTTTGATGGGCGCCCGCCAAGGCCGCCCTGGTTCCGGTAATATTGCCCAGAGCGCCATATGGCGCAAGAGCGGCGGCCTCTGTTAATGTTTAATCATTCCGTCCGCCGGGCCGGCTGCTTCGGTCCTCGCGGCAGCCAAGGGACACCTGGGTGTCCCGGATGCCCGCGGAAGGATAGGGCCGGCCGGGACGCCAATCCCGCCGGCCCGCCCCGCCGTTTACCAGACTTGCCACCAATTTTTGTCGGATACGGGTGGCTTCAGGCAATCCGCTATCGATGGCTTGGCAACGCGCTCGACGTAATCGGCCGGAAGTTTTCCGTTTGCGATGAAATACGCGCCGTCCTCCATCGTGCTCCTGTTGGCGGCAGCGAGGACGTAACAACTGCAATAAGCGTTGTTGTTATTCATTCCCGCCAAACAAGTTGCCATTGCCTCCTTTATAAAGGCGAGCGTGTTCGCCTGGTCCAGCGGTGTCGCATGCGCCGCAACAGGCAACAATAACGTGCTCGCAAGCAATAATCGTTTCATCATGGTCGTTTGTCCTCGCTTGTGTGCCGCGCCATGCGGCGAGTCGGAACTGGACTCATCAGGCGCCGCGTCACGGCGCGACGGGGGTTAGTTCCCCGTTTCATCCTTGTGGCTGCGGGCCTCCAGCCAGGCCCGCTCGAGTCGCGCGATCATGAGGGCGGCGCGCTGGCATAGGTCTGCGGTGGCGGAAGAGCGTCCCGGGTGCGCCTCGGTCAGCTCGCGCGAGATGGCCTCAACCTCGGCCTGCGTCGGCGGTGTGCTATGGTCGTCGTCTGGCGACATGGCGTCATTCCTCGTTGGTGGGTTGCTGGAACATTTCGACAATCAGATCAAGATTGGCCTGTAGCGCGTCATCGGAGAACAGGCCAATGTCGCCACTGTCCTCGCATTTTGGGCGCCCGCCAAGGCGCCGGGTTGGTGGTTATCTGGACTCGTCAGGGCCGGCGATACCGGCCGACCGGGCACAACAAGCGCCCGGTTTCGTCCTTATGCCGCCGATCGATTGCGATCTATCCCCCAGGGCGCGGTCTCGTAATCGGGAAGCCCATTAATCGCCCGCGACCGGATTGCCGCTATAATCCGGTGCGCGACCGTCTGCCGATAATCGTCGGTCTCGCAAGCCTGATAGTCGAAACAGTCGCAATTTTTGATGACCCAGACGCAGCGCTTCATGTGCCCCATATGGACGAATGGCTCAAAATACCGGAACGTATAGCCGCTCGCGTCCTCGCCGATCTTGCCCGGCATGTTGCCAGGGCCGCAATCCGGGTAACGATGGCAGACCGACCGTTCGTTCTCGGCCAATAGTACGCGGCCGATATCAGTCCAATCAAACAATTCAGCCTTACTCGGCTGAATGTAATAGCCGAACTGGTCTTTCATCCGTTTATCCTTAGCGAACGAAAGTAGCGCGTCGATATGGTCGTGGGAAACTACGAAAGCGGACATTTGCATTGTCCTCGCTATGTCGACTCTCGCCAAAGAGGCCGGCCTGATCGCCGATCATGGGCACCGAAATGCCCATGGGCTGCAATCAGATCGTCAGCTCTGGGTAATGCACTGTCCATGCATATGGAGACGCTGGCGAACAAGCTACTACATCCCATTGCGGAACAAGATCAGGATGCGCCTTGCAGAATGCGCAGCTGCAGCCGCCTTCGATTGGTCTACGCAGATCACCAGGAAGTGGCATGAATAGCGTATCACCCCGTTTGGTTACTCTCGTGCCGTTGAAATGCATTTGATCGTCCTCGCATGTTGTCGGACACTCGCCAAAGCGCCCGGTTCGTTGTGTCTGGTCTCATCAGTGACGGCATTACCGCCAGACGGGCAAAAGCCCGTTTCGACCTTAACGCAGAACGTCATCAACAAATTTCGCCTTGCGAATATCATCCTCCTTGGCTATGCGCGCCGCCTCCAAAGCTTCTTTTTTGGTTTCATATCCAACATAGGAAACTTCATAGCCTTCGCTATCAATTACCCACCAAAAGCCATCGCGCTTCATGGGAGCGTAGGTCTGATAAATGCGGGTCATTTGTTTGATCCTCGCTTTGCGCCCAAGCCATTCGGGCTTGCAATCAACAACCTATCAAACAAATACAAAAAGAAAACCGTAAAGAACCAGAAAGATCCACACAAATCCGCACACGAGCGCGAAAGTTTGTTGCGTCCGCCATGTGCCATTTAGGAAACAAAGAGAGGGGGCTCTCGATTTGTGCCATGGCGCGCCCGAGCCGGGAAAAGGTCGCTCCATCTGGTAGTTTTAGTGCCATATGGTCTATTTAGTGCCATGATGGAGCGTTTCCAATCCGGCACACCCATCAGGATACCTTTAGGCCGGTGCGCACAGCACGCGTGAGGGCCGCGAGCGCCTAAGCCGCTGATATCATTACGTTGTGGTAGTGGGGTACGCTGGGATCGATGTTTGGAGCATAGTTCCAGACCATCTACGACCAGCGGCGAGGTCAATCTCCCCCGTCTTTAACGGGAGTTTTCCGGACGAATGCTCCAGGGGCGACTTCCTTGCCCCGAGCGCCGTGAAATGGATTTGTCCCCATCCTATACGGCCATAACGGGCAGTGGACAGCCGTGCAGCGCCGGACCTCGGATTGCTGGTAGCAGCAGCAGTCCAGACATTTCGCCCGGATAACCGCCATGATCGAGCGCTTTTGATGCGCTTGCCTTAGGACTTCGGGCGCCAGGTCGTCCGGATGCCGGCCTTCCGTCGAACCGTCCGGATGCCGGACAATGAAGGATTCTGATAACGAATTCGGTGCAATATCGTCGATGGGCATGGTGGCCTCTTATCCAGGTTGCTGTGCCAAGTGGCCGGGCGGTGACGCAATCACCGTCCGGCTGCGCCTATCGTAGCACAGCTCGCGCCCGCGAACATCCTCACACCCTCCCGCGTAATTTTGTTGCGTCAAGCTACAGTTCTCCGCGCACCTCGCCCCCATCCGCCCCCCCCGGTACGCCCCCCCCGGACCCCCCCGGTAGGCTGGCCAGGCCACCCCCATCGATCTTCTATATCAGTGCCCCCCGCATATCTGTCCGCTGTTTTCCCATTTCAACCGTTAGTATAGAATTCGGCTATGGTTCGCCTTGTTGGTTTTAGAACTTCGATTTTGGGTTTCCCTTATATAGGACTAGACCTTGTCCTGTCCCAATACCGCGCTCCCCTGCCGGGTATGGATTCCGGCGTGGGCGTTGGGACAAGAGTTGTCCCAGGCTTTTTTGTTGTCTGGGAATGGGTTGATTGATTTTGGGACAACTGGGACAAAAGCCATTGTCCCAGGCGTAAAAAAAGCGTAAAAAACCTGAAAAGTTTGCTTGGTATTGGGACACAACCTGTCCCAGATTGTGACAGCCAGAATGGAGGTTGATTTTGGGGCTTTGGCGGGCTTGAGGCGAGGCGCCGAGCCAGCGGCGCTGCCGGGAGGGTAGGCACCTCCCGGCGCGATGAGCGGCCGTGCCGTGCCCGCCGAATGGGGAGAAACCGCGATGCTATGGATCGCGATTTCTATAGCCATCAGAAAGCACCGCGCGAGGCTGGCTATCCGAGTGCGGTGGTTCTGATGTAAAGCCGGAGGGGCGGGCTGGACCCCACCCCTCCACCCCGAAATCTAGGGCGACCGGCCCTTTAGAACAAGTTCTTTTGGCCACCGGTATTCTGCTGCCGGTTGAAGCGGAGGACGGCCTGGCGGGCGGCGTCTTTGCCTTCGTCGGTGAGGTGCCACTTATTACGGAGCTTGGTTGTTAATTTAGGCTTCTTCTTTTCGAGGTCATTGACGAGGCGTTCGACCTTTTTCCGGTAGGCTTCGCCGCTTTCGGAGACCCATCCGAGATCGCTTGCCCAGTTGGCGAATGATCCGCCGTGGTCGGCGGGCATGTTGAGCATGGCGGTGAGGACGCGGTCTTCGTCCTCCTCGGCCTTGTCGGAGTGCTGTTCTTCCTCGCGCTGGGAGATGGGGACGGCGCGCACGGTGGTGATTTGCCTACCTTTTTGGTCGACGAGGGCTGGGGATTTGATGGGCTCGAGCTTGAAGGACATGGCCTGGAAGCCGGGGCCGCGGATTTTGTTGTAGTGGAGCTCGACCACGTCGTCGGTGGTTCTGGCGAGGGTGAGGTTACCGTCCATTTCGGCGAGGTATGCGCCGCCGCCGCGTGGGAGTAGTTGGGAAGGGTCGGTGACGTATTTGATGGGGTGGCACAGCACGAGGACGCAGGGTTGGCCTGGCAACGTCGTGAGCCTTCGCAGCGTGCGGGCGTAGGCGCCCATCTGGGTATTGCTGAGTTCCTCGTTGCCCAAAAAATACGCCGCGCTGGTATCGACGATGATGAGGCTGAATTCGCCCACGACCTTGCCGTCGGCCTCGATTGTGGGCCACATCTGCTCGATGTCGAAGACGCCGGGGAGGAAGTAGATGGTGTCCTTGTCGGGGTTGTCGTTTCGGAAGCTGTTGGCGCCGATGACGCGCATGCGGATATCGTCGGGGTTTTCGCCGACGAAGTAGAGGACGCGGCCTTTTTCGAGGCGGTGGGAACCGAACATGGCGTTGCGGTCGAGGCAGGCGACGCGCTCGGCGAGGTGGAGGGCGACGGCGGTCTTGGCGTGGCCGGTCTGGCCGGTCAGGGCGTAGATGAAGCGGCGTTGGAGGATGCCTTCGACCAGGTAGTCGGGCGGGATGAAGCCCATGATGAATTCGGCCTGGCTGAGGACTTTGCGGGGCGCGGCCGCGGTCCTGGGGCCGGAGGGTTTGCCCTTGGCGGGGCCGTTGCTGCCTGGTGGGGGCGGCCGCTGGACCCCGGCGAAAGCGGCCGCGATGCGGGTCTGCAGGGCGTCCTCGCCCAGGTGGGCGACCAGGCCGTGGGCCTGCGCCATCTCGTAGAGGGCATCGATCGCCGTGGCCATGGGGAGGCCGCCCGCGACGTAGCCGGCGGCGTCCTTGGCAGCCTCGTCGAAGGCCTTGGCGCAGGCCTCGACGTCGCCCTCGCCCAGGCTGGCGAGCACCGCCCGCCAGTTCGCCAAACCTTCCCGGAAGCGATCGTCGATGGTCATGGCCGGTAGACCCTCGCGATATGGCGGGCGAGCGGGGCGGGAATCTTGGCGATCATGGCCGAGGCGAACTTGCGGGTTTTTCCAATGTGCTGGCGCTTGTCGTCTGCGGTGCGCCGGTATTGCGCGCCCTCGACCATGTGACCGAATTCGCGTGCATTGGCGCAATTGAAGCCGACTTGCGATAGGGCGATGGCGAACCAGGAGCCGCCGTTGTTCTTGATGTTGCGCTCGGCGTGCGTATTGAAGGCTTGTCCCGGCCTATGGCGAGGGTCGTCTGGATGTTTCCAGTCGAGGCCGCCGACCTTCACCGCCTTGGCCGTCACCGGCATCAGGGCCGGCACGTCGCCCCACAGGTAGAACGAGCCGAAGTTCCAGCGCGCCCGCCCCACCCATTTCTGCGCCCCGCGCACGTTCTCGACGATCATCGGGACATGCCGCCCGGCCGCCGCGCACGCCTCGCGCTGGATGCGGAAGCACGCCTCGAAAAGGGTGTTGTCGGGCGGCGGCAACGCCTTGGCGCGCTTCCACGGCATCGCCCGGTAGCTGTAGGCCTGGCAGGGGGGACTGGCGACGATGAGCGTGGCATCGCGGAACTGGCTGCCGTGCAGCGTCAACACGTCCTGGATCACGAGCTGGGCTGGATAGCGGTGCTCGCCGTAGTGGTGCCGCTCGATGTCGAAGCCCACCACGTCGTAAGCCTCCGCCAGCAGGGCCTCCGTCCAGCCCCCAAGGCCGCAATAGAGGTCGATGGCGAGGGGGCGCTTCATGTCGCGAAATACCTAGCGAATGGATTGCAGATGATGGCCTCGCAGGCCGCGATGCCCAGCAGGTCGATGAGCCCGGCCCGCCAGGCGTACGCCAGCAGCGGATCGGTCGCCGCGCCGTAGTCTAATTCATTGCAGCCGTAGAGCAGGGCGCGTGCTTCCGCCCGCGCGCGCAGGACCAGGATCGGTGCAATAAGAGTGGTATCCGACATTGCATTTCCGATAAAAAAAATTCAGGCGCCGCCGTCGAGCACGGCGTTGATCAGGCTATGGCCGGTCACGGAGCGAACGGACCACGGACGCCACGGTCAGTTGGCCTCGATCTGCGCATCGAGCGCGTTGACGACGTGCTGCACCTGCGCCCGCCGCTCAGCCAGGATGCCACGCTGCAGGCGCAGCTTCTCCCCAAGCGAGCGCAGTTCCTCGCCGCTCTGGTCCGCGATGATGTCGATCGCGTCGGGCGTGGCCCTTTGATCGAAGGCGACGTGGACCGCCTCATTGACCGCGCTCGCCGTCACATCCTTACTGGGTCTCTTCGACACTGGTTGCTCCTCCTCTTTTTGCTCCGGGACTTAATCCCCTCTCGGCGGGAACAGCTTTTTCAACGCATCCACAGCTCGCTCGTCGTCCTCGTCGACCGCGCGCGTCATCAGCGCAAACACGAACGGCTTCATCGTGTCGCTCGGCTCGGGATAGTCGTGGTCGAATATCCAGCCGAGGCGGGCTTGGGCGCGGCGCCAATAGGCCAGCGCCTTTTCCTTGGCTTGCTCCAGCTCGAGGTCGTCGGTCACGCGACCTCCACCTCGTCCGATAATGGAACAACGTGCTTCATATTAAGTCCCTCCCGGCGCGAAACAGCTTTTTCAACATTTCCACAGCTCGCTCGTCGGACAATGGAACAACAACAAAACCCTGGTCCCACAGCCACGCCAACAGGTGCGTCACGGCGTCATCGGTGTCTTCGGCCGTGTCAAAATGCGAGGCAAAATAGCGCTGCAACGCTTCCTTGGCGCCGTTGCCGTTTTCGGTCGGTTCTGGTGGCTTAGACATCATTGGACCTCCGGCTTGAGGCGCCACACGTCCCAGCAATCGAGTACAAAGATCGCGGCCTCGACGGTGTCCACGACGGCGTGCGGGATGCGATTTATCTCGCACCACAGCGCGAAGCCGGCCTGGTGCTCCGACAGCCGCCCGCCTTTGCGCTTCAATTCGAGAAAGTGGATGCCGGGATGCGGGGCGTCGTCCTTCGGTCCGAGCAGCGCGAAGTCCGGCCACCCCGGCCGCACGCCCATCCGCTTCAAGCGCTCGCCCGCGTAACTCACCCGCACCCCGTTGCGGAATTCCGCCGGCCGCGCCTCGCCGAAAGGAAGGTGGGTCCACAGCCACGTCGGTTTGGCGCAGCGCCGCAGCAGATCCGCCACCTCGCATTGCAGTTGGAATTCAGACGGCGAGACATCGACGCGCTGGCCGCGCTGGCGCTTGCCTTTGAACAGGTTGAGTTGGCGCGCGCTGACTTCGCCGCGCGCGATGGCGAGAGCTTCATCTGCGGCCTTGATCAGCCGCTTGCCGAGCTTGGTCATGCGGACGCTCCGTCGCTGTGCTTGACGGTGGTGGTTTTTGGGGGTACACAAATCGGATGACCGACGATGAAGAGAAGGAATGGAAACAGGAACTGCTCATGGCCGACGTAAATCTGCGGCGAAAACAGGACTTCTGGGAGACACCGCGCAATATCGCGATCCTGGTCGGCGTAGTGGCGGCGCTCTTCAGCGCCGTCGCCGGCCTGGCTGGATACAAGTTCGGCTCGACACCACAGACCATCATCCAGTTGCAGTTGCCGCCTGGAACGACAGTGTCCGAGCCCGCGAAGCCCTGAGCCCACGATGCCCAAAAAAACCCTCACGCCCGTCGTCAATCGCGGTGGCCGGCCGCGCAAGCCCTTTCCGAAGCTGGCGATCAAGCTTCGCCTCGATCCCGAAGTGCTCGACCATTTCCGAAAGTTCGGCCCGGGCTGGCAAACCCAGATCAATGCCGTGCTGCGGCGCGCCACCAAACGGCGACTGCCGCGCGCATAGCCGGATACCGACGCGATGGTCAGGGCGCGTGTCATGCCACTGCCCTCTTTCCGTGCGTGATGAAGTAGTATCCCGGCTGGTACCGGCAGCCCTCGCGGCGGATTCGCACGCCGCTGCCAGCGAGCAGATCGTTGAGTTGCTGGATGTGCGACTTGACGGTGTTGCGGTTGCTGCCGCCGGTGCCCCACACTGTGGCGATCAGGTCGTCGACGCCGATCCCGATATCGCCGGCCGCCGTGATCGCGTCGACAATGCGGCCTTTCAGCTCAGGCAGATAGACGCCGAATCGCTCACGGCGGATCGGTTGGCGGCACCGCGGGCAGCGCATTTCCATGGCGCGTCCTCATCGTCGATGCAGGCTGTCATCGTTTCCGAGCCAGGGGGCGATCGCGACCTAGCGCCGCCAGTACCGACGAAAGGTCCGCACGAGCCGCCGCCATCTCGTCCCTACGAGGGTCCACACCAGTGCGCCGAAGGACGGAGATTTCATGCTGTAGCCTCACCACCTCGGATTCAAGTTCACGGACGACGCGCTCGCGAAGCGCGTCGCGAAGCCAACCTGAAATTTTCTTAAGGCGCGATCGCTGAAGATTTTCGAGGGTACCAGGCGAGACACCGAGAGACCGAGCAACACGCTGTCGCGCTAATTGCCGGTCGCCAACCCGTCGATGTTCTTGATTTATCAGAACATCTGTGAGGCTTTTTGCTTCGGCTGCTTCGGCCAACGCATTACTCATTTGTGCCTTCCAATGGATGGTTTATCCACATTTGTGGATGAATCTGCCGGATGAGACCGCAATGCTCGGCACATGGAAAATCCCTCGCCCGCGCTGATGGTTCTCGTGACATCTCGTCCGCGGTTATGACGATGCCGTCTGTGCAAGTCCAAAGAAGTCGTTTGGCGTTACGGCACCGTCGGTCACCTCGAAAATTTTCTCCATGGTGGCTTGATCAGGCATTCGATCACCGGAGCGATATCGGTGCACGGCTTGGCGCGACCGTTCGATCAGCGCGCCGAACTCAGCGTCTGAAAGGTTTCGCTCGCCCATGAATGCGGAAAGTCGCATTCCAGATAATTGTCACCATTATGGTGACCCGTCAACCTCTCCGTCACCAAATTGGAGCCTTCACCGCCGTCGCCAATACGGTGACATTATAAGGATGGTGCAGATTTACCGAAATGGACTTGCGGCTGCGATGAAGCGGCTCGGCATTGGGCCTACTGCGCTGGCGGCGGAGGTCGGTACAACAAAGCAAAACATTGACCGATGGGCGCGGGGGGAGCGGAAACTCACCGTGCCTTGGGCCGAAAAGATAGCGCCGGTGCTCCAAACGACTGCGGGGGAACTGCTGCTTTCCGATGGCGGCGGAATCCAGCGCATTCCTCTACTCGATTGGATACAGGCTGGCAGGCTTACCAACACGAGGAGCCAACTCCCCATGGAAGACGTACCGCTTTTGGCCTTTGCAGACTTGGGCCGCGGCGAGTTCTTTGCCTTGAGGGTTCACGGTGCCTCAATGGACCGAGTTTCACCGGACGGATCGGTTATCGTCGTGGACAAATCAGACAAGACGCTGCTAGCCGGCAGGTTTTATGTTTTCGCCGTTCGCGGCGCGACGACCTATAAGCGATGGCAGGCCGGGAAGCCATCGTACCTAGCTGCATTTTCCACCGACCCCGCCGAGGGGCCTATTTTCATCGAAAAGCGCAAGGATTTTGAGGTGGTTGGGCGGGTGCGTCGGACCATGCTCGACCTATAGCCTGGTTGCGGCATAGGAAAAATCGTCACCTTTTTGGTGACACGCCTATTGACCAGTCACCAAATTGGTGACAACACTGCTCCCCACTACAACGGGGAGCCTGATGAAACCGATTGAGCGCGTCGAGATCACCGACACCTACGATTGGTTGGCCGAGCGACAGCGCTACATCGGCGCCAGCGAAGTCGCCACCGTCTGCGGCGTCGCGGCTTACGGCTCGCTCGCCGAACTCTACGCCGAAAAGAAGGGCCTGCGCCCGCCGATGGTTGATAGCGGCGTGCTACGCCGCGGCCGCTGGGGAGAATCGGCTGCGTTCCAGGCGCTCGCCGACGAGCGGCCCGAATGGGACGTGCAGCGCGCCCGCGTCCACGTCATCGATCGCGAGGCGCGGATCGCCTGCACACCGGACGGCTTTGCGACCGCGCCCGATCGGGAAGGCTTCGGCCTCGTCCAGGCCAAGGTCGTGAGCCGCTCGGTCTATCGTGCCAAATGGTTGGACGATCCCGAAGGGCCGTTCGACGGGCCGGCGATGCCGCCGGCGCACTTCCGACTGCAGACGGTCTGCGAGCGCATGCTCAACGCCGACCGCTGCCCGTGGGCCGTGCTCGCGGTGCTGGTAAACGGCGAATACGACTGGTCGTTTCGCCTATTCGACATCGAGCCTGACCCAATCCTCGAGGATCGCATCCGCTACGACGTTGCCGCGTTCTGGCGCGACCATCTCGATCCCGGCGTGATGCCCGACTTCGAGCCGCAGCGCGACGAGGCGCTGATCAAGCAACTCTTTCCGCAGGACGATGGCAGCGAGATCGATCTGACCACCGACAACCGCGCGCTCGTCGCGGTCGATGAGCTGACCGAGGCGCAGGCGGCCCTTAGTCGGCTGAAAAAGACCGAGACCGCACTCAAAACCGAACTGACCGCGAAGTTGGGCGCCGCGACCTACGGGCGCCTGGCCGATGGCCGCCGTTTGTCCTGGCGCCTGCAGCATCGCAAGGGCTACGCGGTTGAACCGGCCGACTTTCGCGTATTCCGAATTCTCAAGCAACAACAGGAGGCATGAAATGGTTTCCGGCATGGCACGGCGCGGCATGGCGAGGCCGGGTGTGGTGAGGCACGGCACGGCGAGGCAGGGATTTGTTTGATGGGTTTCCAGTTGCGGCGCGGCGGGGCATGGCCCGGCAAGGCCCGGCTCGGCGTGGCTCGGCGTGGCCGGGCACGGCCCGGCAAGGCGGGGCACGGCACGGCTGGGTAGGGCACGGCAGGGATTTGAACACAGGAGAGCTTTATGTTGGACAAGCCGAAGTCGAAGAAAATAACCGACGAGCTAATACCATACAGCTCCACAACGATCAAAGCGGCGCGATTGCTGATCGTCGTGCGGGGGCGCACGCCGCTCTTGACCCACAATCCACAAAGCATGGGCACCGCCCCCGAGGCCGGACGCGGCTCGCGCATCCCGGAAGCCGAGGTCGAGGCCGAGGCCGGTTGCTACAGGATGGAAGATGGCTCGCTGGCCATCAAGGGCGAGGCATTCCGGGGCTCGATCCTGGGCGCCGCCGGAGCCTGGAAGGTCAAGCGGGCAACAATGAAATCACGGCTGTCCCACATCGTCGTAATTGAGGATCTGGTGCAGTTGGTCGATTCCAATGACGGCAAGCCGCTCACGTCCTACATCATCGACTCGCGCCGCGCGATCATCATGGGAAAGGGCATCGTCAGAAGGCGCCCGCGGTTCGACCGCTGGGGCGCGCAGTTCACCGTCGAATACGATCCGGTCTTGGTCGCCGAGCCAAAATTAATCGTCGATATTTGCGCCGATGCCGGTGGCCGGATTGGTGTTGGTGACTTCAGGCCAGCAAGAAATGGGTGGTTCGGTAGGTACGATATCGTGTCGTACTTGGTGCTTGAGTGATCTGGCGGGGCCAGGCCAGGCAGGGCCGGGCGGGGCGCGGCTAGGTACGGCGGGGCCGGGCGAGGCGCGGCAAGGCAGGGATTTGTTTGATGATTTTCCTTGATGAGTTTCAGTTCAGGCCGGGCAAGGCGGGGTCTGGCTTGGCACGGCGGGGCCCGGCGCGGCTGGGCGAGGCGAGGCAGGGATTATTCGCTTAATCGGAGGAGAATGAGATGGCGAAAGTGGCGATCGACAAAATCAAAATTGATGAATCAATCTATCCGAGAACCGGCGTCAATGAGTTTAACGTTGGCCGCTTGGTCTCGGCGCTCAAGACCGGCGTAAAACTGCCGCCGCTTCTAATCGAGGCCAAGACGCATCGACTTGTCGATGGCCGCCATCGGTTGCAAGCATTTCTGAAGTTAAAGATCGAGCGCATCGACGTTGTTGAAAAGGTGTATGCCAGCGAGGCCGACCTCTACGCCGATGCCGTGCGCGCCAACATCGGTCACGGCGAACCGCTCGATCAGTTTTCAATCCGCTCAGCTATCATCCGGCTGGAACAATACGGCTACTCACGCGATCGTATTTCAAATGTCGTGCGGCTGCCGGCTGAGATGATCGAAAAGATTGCACGCGGATTTGCAAGCGACGCCGATACCGGTAAGCCGGTCGCACTCAAGGGCGGGCTCAGTCATTTGGCCGGACAATCCCTGAGCAGCGAACAACAGCAGGTCAACCGGCACTATGGCGGGCCGAAGGCCGTGTTCTATCTGCGCCAACTTTGCGAAATGATCGAGAAAGATATGTGGCCACGCGACTCCGCGACATTTGTCTTTGAGATGGACCGGCTGGTCGGGTTGTGGTCGGCGATTAAGAGCAGCGGCAAGAGCGAAGCGGCATAAAATTAGGCGGGGCAAGGCAGGGCGTGGCGCGGCCAGGCGGGGTCGGGCATGGCACGGCCAGGCAAGGCAAGGCAGGGAGACTGCGTTCAATGAAAAGCGGTCGCAACGCTACCGATGACTACTCGGGTCCGCTGCAATGCGACCGCCTCGCGCGCCCGGCCTGTTTTCGCCAGTGTTTGGGCCGGGCGCGCACTCTTAACCCAAAGGAGATTACCCAATGACCAACCCCGACATCGAAGACCGCCGCGGCGCGCTTGCGCAATTCGCCAATGCCGGCGGCCAGCTCCAGCAGCCCATCCCGTCCGGCCACGGCTTGGTGAGGCCAACCACCGGGCTTGCCGATCGCGTCATCGGCGCGCAGCACGTCGCGGTCTACCGTGACGACGCGAAAATATTGCAGAAGCTCTCCGCGCTCGCCGCGGCAGCCGGCACGGACTGGTTTTACCGCTTCCCGGTCAAGTCGAAGGACGGCCGCACCGATTACATCGAAGGGCCGAGCATCAAGCTCGCAAACGATGTCGCGCGCATCTTCGGCAACAACGTCAACGAAGTCCGCGAGATCGACAACGGCGACAGTTGGACCTTCTACGCGCGCTTCACCGACATCGAGACGGGCTTCTCGATGGAGCGCGCCTACCGGCAGCGCAAGTCGCAGACTTCGATCAAGACCAGGGACGCCGATCGCAGTCTCGATCAGACCTACCAAATAGGGCAATCGAAGGCGATCCGAAATTGCATCGTCAACTCGCTTCAGATCTATGCCGACTACGCTTTCGAGCATGCCCGCAACTCGCTGGTCGATAAGATCGGCAAAGACTTGGCCGGCTACCGCCAGCGCGTCGTCGAGGGCCTCGCGCGCATCCCGGTCGAACTGAACCGCGTCGAGCGCGTCATCGGCCGTGCCGTCAAGGATTGGCTCGCGCCAGATGTTGCCCAGGTGATCGCGATGATGAAAAGCGTCGCGGACGGCATGGCGTCTGTCGAAGAAACGTTCCCGCCGATCGAGCAAGTTGCGCAGCCGGCTGCATCGACAGCAAGTGCTACGCCGCCGCCCATGGAGTCAGGACCGGAGGCGGCCGGCGAGGCGCAGGGCGAGGCCACACCCAATCCACCCCGCCCTGCGCCGACCGCCGATAAGCAATCAGCCGTCGAAGCCGGTGGCCCCGTCGAGGTCGCCTACAAGCGCGGCGCGGCCTGGCGCACGACTGGCGGGGAGCGCAAAGCCATGCCGCCCGAATACCGTGATCTGAAACATTCGCGCGAGGCGCTCGCATGGGGGGCCGGTTTTGACGGTAAGCCGATCCCGACATTTTCCGACGAGGGCGAAGCGTGACGGAGCTGCCGCTATGAGGGCGATCTATGCCGTGACCGTCGCCGCCATCGCGGTGTTGTTGGTGACGGTGTCGATGCGCGGATATGCGACAAAGCCGTCCACCGCCAAGCCGGCGCCGGTGTCGTTGCTCGTCGAGCCGCCGCTGAAGTCCGATCGGCTATCGGTCCCGAAGCCGCCACCGCCTCCGCCGAAGCCGGTGCCGCCGCCCCCACCGGTCGCCGAACTGATCGAGCCGCTGGCCGCAGTTGCTGAGGCGCCGCCGCCCAAGCCACACGCCGATCCGGTCTGCGGGGCGCGCGGGCGGACTTGGTACACGCGCGAGAACGGATGGAAGTCCTGGAGATGTAATCGATGAGGACGATCTCGGCGGCGCGGATGAAGGGCAACGGCATGGGGCATACGAACCGCATTCCGCGTGAGGGCACCCATCTGCGCAAGATATGGGACCTGTTCCAGTCCACGCCAGGAGTTGTCATACCCATGGTCATTCTCGGCAAGAACAAGAACGCCTTGTTTCAGCTCCGCGATTTCTACGGATTGGACATCCGCTGCATCAGGTACGGCAAATGGTGCCTGTGCGGCGAGTGGGTTGTTGGTGGCGGCTACATCGATTACGTGGCTGCGCGCCATCAGGACGCGGTGGATGGGTACAAAGGAGGGCGATGAACAAACAACCAACTAGGCTGGGAATCAAACCACTTTTTCAACGAGGAAAGCAAATGAAGCGACTACTAGCTACGTCCGCCATCCTGGCGGCGCTTGCGGTGCCGGCTGCGGCCAGCACCGTCACACTAGGTGGCCAGACCTGGGACACCACCAATTCCGGCAGCCTGAGCCTCGGCGGCGTGGTGCCCGCCGGGAACCAACCGCAGAACGCCCCGTGCGTCATCTGCGGTGCCAACCAGCCGCAGCAGCCGGCGAACTTCGGCTACAACGACTACCAGAACGGCGGCAATCTGACGGCGGCTACCGCCTTCTCCGACCAAGGCAATGGTGCTCGGAATACGCTGACCAACAACACCGTCGGGGACGGCTACCAAGTCGGCGCGGGGAGTGCTTTGCTCGCCTTCCTGCTCGCCAACAACGATACCAGCCTCGGGTTCAGCATCGGCGTGGACGTGAACGACAACGGCAACGCGCAGACGCTCAACGCCTTCTACTTCCTCGACTACACCACCCACACCGTGTTGGCCTCCTTCACTGGCGGACTCACCGGCAACGTGCCGTCGGTTCACAACGGCACCGGGCTTCCGGACTACAGCATCACCGGGAGCCTGCTCAACCTCAACGATGTCCACCTGGGCGACACGATTGGCTTCGTGGCGATCATGACTGGACTAAACGATGGGCCCGACTCGTTCTTCATCGAGGCGGCACCGGCGGTGGCGCAGACCCCGCTGCCGGCCTCGGCCTTCCTGTTCGGCATCGGCCTCGTCGGCCTCGCCGGGCTTGTGCGTAAGCGTCAGAGTAATCGTCTTGCGTAATAGCGCGTAGGCTGACGTTGCTTCCCGCTCCGTCAGCGTACAGGCCCGCCGGGTTGATACCGCCATCCATCGGCATCCCGCCCGGCGGGCCACCATGACGAGACACCGGCCCAGCAAGAAACGACGCCACACGGTGGTCGCCCATTGGCGGGTCATCCGTAACAAGAACGGCAGCACCAGACGCATCCGCGTCCGAGGCTCTAAACGAGGCAAATGAGATGGTGCCACCCAACCCCGACGAGATCGCTGGCAGCGTGCCGCGGCGGCGCATCGAGCGCCTGCGCGACGAGCTGGACGTCATGGACCTCGCCGCGATGCTGGCCACCTCCTACGAGGCCGGTCACATTCAGATCGAGATCGCCGACGCGCTAAGGCAGCGGCGCTTGGAACTGAAACTCAGAACGTGGAACCTCGACGGAGAAGAAGCATATGAATAGCGAGCACGTAAACGGCGTGATGGAGAGCGACGACATCCTCAAGCGCGGGCAGGATCTGGCGCAGGCCATCGTAGCTGCGGCAGAAAAGCATGTGACCAGGGCGCAGGCCAACCTCGACCGCGCCAAGTCGGTGGCCGATATCATCCTGGCCCAGACCAACGACGAGGTGCGGCGCATCAACACCAAGACCGCCAACGACAAGGCCGCCACCGAGAAGATCCTGGAGGGCTACCGCATCATCGAGGAGAGCGGCGAGGAGCCGACCAAGCCAGCTCGGGAGTTGGAGCCGACCGACGCTATCCTGGACGACTTCGCAAATGCTGACCGGATCATGGCCGACATGAACTACGGCAAGGAGATTCGCAAGCTCAACTCCACTTCACCATACGACGGCCGCAGGGGCGCAGACAGCAGGTGAGCAAACCGTTCATGGAGATGAACAAATGATCCGAGGCGAAGGCCCTATTACAAATGACTACTTGCGGCAGACCCTTGAACAGTGCGCGGAGATCATCATTCGCGCTGACGGAGATCGAGACTACATGAACCACAGCGACCTCACCGTGCAGCAGACTACCTCGATGGCCGCTTTCATGCGGCTGGCTGCTGAGCGCATCCCGATCAGGTGACCCGCTCACGGGAATAGTGGAAACCAGAAAGGACCGATAGATGACCGATCTTGAGATCGCAGAGTGGGTTGGTTTTTACTACGGGCTGCAGCGTGCCGGCGACATGCATGTCGCTCACACCACAGACGAGGCTGGTAGAACGCTCAATGCCCTGCGCCGGGTGATCCAAGCAGAAATGGACAAGACCAAAGCAAAGCTGCCGCCTGGGGCCTTGGAGGAATGGCCAAGCGATACGAAAGGCGCAGACTGACCCGCACACGAGAGTTCTGCGCACCAGAGGGGATGAAGATGTGCGAGAGATGCGAGGAGCTAGAGGACGCGCTGCATCGGATAGTGCGGTGGTCCGAAGCATATCCACCTGACGTTTTCCACGAACCCTCGCCGGAACAAAGCCACCGAGCGCACTTGCTGCTGACGGCCAACGGAATGACCTTGGACGCATTTAGCGCAAGCATGGGACGGCATTGTCTCAAAGGCATTGGCGATATCGCGCGGGGCGCACTTACGGGAATGAGCTAACCGGATGACGGACGAGACCGGCGAGCGCGATACCCTGTACGTCACGGACGCGGAGCTGATCCGGCGCATGGGCGTGCCTGAGAAGATCGCGCGGGAGGCCATCCGGGCGCTTGACGCGAACCACCGGGTCAGCGGTTTTCCCCAGAAGCAAAAGCTATTCGGGGACCGGAGATATTGGCCGGCGTGCAAGGCTTACTTTGATCGGGCGAGCGGACTTATCCCCCGGGAGCGCACATCGGCTTGACATAAGCGTATGCGCTGATTACATTCGGCAGCATGGCAATTTATATCCCCGATGAAGAAATTGTTGCGGTCGTAAAGAAGCAGATCGGCCATGGCTCCCAAAAGGAGTGGGCTGAAAAGCACGGGATATCGGCCGCCTACCTCTCTGACTTTCTGCTCGGCAGGCGCCGCCCCGGTCCGGCCATTCTTCGCGGCGCTGGGTTCTCGGTGACCCCCTATTATCGGAAGCTTTCCCATGACTGATCACGCCAAAGGATATCGAGGCCACCCATGACCGATGACGATCTGCGCACGATTTTGCAGGCCGAGCTCGCGCCCGTCCGCGAGCAACTTAAGATAATCGAGATAAAAGTCAGCGGTATTCCGCTGATAGCTGAGTCAACCCACGACTTGCGTCGCGACCTGCGAATGGTGAAGGCCGCCATCAACGACATGGCGCGCGTCAACATCACCGCCGGAGAGGTTGAGGCGCTCCACGAAGAGATCGAGAAGATACAGGCCGAGAATGCAGAGCTTGCGACCCGCCTCGCCACCATCGAACGGCTGCTCGCCGATACTGGAGCTTCCGATGAGCGATAGACCGAAAGTCGCAGACGCCCCCGGCTTGGTGTGGGCGCCCCGTAAATCCGGCTGGGTGGCCGAATGGCACGCCCGCACCGATCTGATCAAGCGCGGGTTCCTGCCCCAGCGCGCCCGCGTCTGGGCCGGGGAATGGCCTTCGCAGACGGATTGCGCCCTGATCTCCGACCAGTGCACCCGCCTCCAGACCGAAATGCTGGTCTGGGGCCGCGGCGGCATCCCGGTGATCGCAGACGCCTTCGACGGCACGCTGGGCAGCCTGATCCGGCTCTACCAGACCGATAAGGATTCCTCGTATCAGGAGCTTCGCTACGCTAGCCGGATGAACGACGACAGCCGGTGCAAGCTGATCGCCAGGGACTACGGCGACACGCTGCTTTCGGACATCGACGCCCGCATGATCAAGGATTGGTGGCGGGCGTGGACCTCGGACGGCCGGACCCCGTCGGCCCATGGCAAGGTCGGGCAGCTCCGCACACTCTTCGCGTTCGGCTCCACCTTGGTCGGAAAGCGCGGAGATCCCGAATGCCGGCGGTTGCGCGAGGATGCCGGACTGCTGCGCTTCAAGATGGGCAAGCCCCGGAAGGAATACATCACGGCAACCCAGGCACTCGCCATCATCGCCAAGGCCCACGAGCTCGGCCGCCACTCGATCGCGCTCGCCCAGGCGTTCCAGTTCGAATGCACCCTGCGGCAAAAGGACGTGATCGGAGAATGGGTACCGATGGGCGAGCCGGAACTGTCGGATGTCCATGACGGTCAATGGAAGTGGCTTCGGGGTCTCCGGGGCGAAGAGATCGACGCCAATTTGATCCTGCGCCACATGACCAGCAAACGGCAGAAGCCGGTCGAGGTCGATCTGCGCCTGGCCCCGATGGTCATGGCGGAACTGGATCTGGCCGGCAAGTTCCCCGAGAAGGGGCCGCTGATCATTTGCGAGGCAACCGGAGTGGCGTGGCAAGCCAAGAACTTCCGCGAGAAGTGGCGCAAGGTCGCGACTGCGGCCGGAGTTCCAAACCACGTCTGGAACATGGACAGCCGGGCCGGCGCGATCACGGAAGGGACGGACGTTGCCGCCATGGATGACGTTCGCCGCACCGCGACCCACAGCAACGTCAGCCAGACCCAAGCCTACTCGAGGGACGACACCAAGGCGATCGCCAGGGTCATGAAGGGCCGCGCCGCGAGCCGGAACAAGGCGGGAACGGATGCGTCGTAAATCACCGTAAACGCAACGCGAACATCGATGACTAGCATACACTACCAGGATCTAGCGATTTCAATTGGTTAAGGGGTGTTTCCGCTCAGCGCCCAAAAGCGCGGGGCCATTGAAATCATTGAATGTCAGCAGCGATTGAACAGGCAGAGAGACGCAGGAAGCCGCAAGGAGAGGATTGTTGAGTTTCACGTGAAACCTTTCAGGTGAATGGCAGGAGGCGGAAGATGGCGGACGGAACGGTTCGATGCTTCATGGACGGCATCGATTGGCAGCACCAACTCGGGGCCGACGCGGACGGAACAGTTCTTTTCCCGAGCGAAGATTCCCTCCGCAAGGCCAAGGCCTGCCTTGCTGGCGGGTGCGGTGTTGTCGAGGTCGAAGTTCGGCTGATCCGATGGGTTGAACCACAAAATTTGGAATATCACGATGCAGACGGACGCGACTTTATTTAAGCGCGGCCCACATTGGTGAGCGCACTCATGAATGGTCCCGCAAGAAGCTTCCGAGTGCCACACTCCGCAGATCGATCTGATGTCAACCAACGAGAGAGTTTGACCGTCCTTGGCTTTCCCGAGCTATGTGATTCGGGACAGGAACCATTCATCGCCCGTCGGCACTCGGAACTCCTGGGTAAATCAGGCGCGCGGTTTAATCGCGGGCAATGACTTATCCTTGGTGGTGTTCGACAGCTCGCCAGTTTTGCCAGACTTAGCATAGCTTTGGCGTTCGATATCGGTAGTGAAAACATTCGGCGTTTTCATGAATCGGCTGGCCTGCGTTTGAATGACCGGCCCGCCCGCAGCATAGCTGGCGGGCATCGGCCCGGTGCCCTTGGTGAACTCCCGCCCGACCGATCGCGGGATACCGAGCGTGCTCTTGCCTTTTGCGGCGGCGAACATGGCCTTCCGTTGTGCGTCCGAAACTGCAGGCATGATATTTTCTCCTGTGCTATGGCGCTGCTGCCGCCTGATGCTCCGCGTTCCACTGTCTTTTGGTGGCGGCTGAAGCGTGTGGCAGATACCGCGGAATTTCGTCCGGAGCGGCTTGGTTCAGAATAGCCATCTGGTGCTGCTGCGGCAGCCGCTGGAACATGTACTGGTCGCCCGCTTCCTTCCCGATGGCGGCGACGGACTTCGGCTTCATCCCTGCCTTAATGGCTGCGGCCCTGGCGGCACTGAGTGCTTGCGGGTCCTTGTTCTGCTTGGCCAGCAATATCTGGTTACGGGCCACCTGCTGATCATGCGTGGTGGCGTCGTCCTGATATGGCTTCGCCCCGGGGGAAACATAGTTCTGGTAGAGGTAGCCGATCCGGTTTTGGATCGCCGTCCTCGCGGCATAGGCTGGCGCCGGCCCAAACCCGAGATAGGCCAGCGGGGTCTCGATCGGGCGGCCGCCAGTTTCCTTGGCGTGCTCGGCGCCGGTTACCGACATCGGCGAGAGTTGCTGGCCGAACGTATGCCGAACCGCCTGGGCAATCTTTTGATATCCAGGAGCATTGGTGTCCCAGACCTCGCGGCCGAAATAGTCCCTGTTCTCCACCAACTCTCTGATCGGCTGGAACAGCGTCTTGTTCCACAGCATGCTCATGGCGCCGCCCAGCATGCCGCCGGGGCCGCCGCCCTGCTCCTGGACGTGCTTCTGTAGCATCGGTATTTCGCGGAGATAGAACATCGTTGTGAGACGCCGCGGCGAGCCGTCCGGATTGAGACCGCCGACTCGCGGGAAAATATAGTCGTTCGTGTCCTGCGGATTTTCGCCGGTGAACATCTTGGTCATGATGCCGCCAATCATCGCGGCCGTGCCCATGTAGATGCTGGCGAATTTGATCTTGTTGGTCGCATCGCGAATGATTTGCCGTTCTGCGCTGGGGGCCATGCCGGGTATGAATTTGCCGGCCGGGCGGGTAGCGGCCTCTATGGCCGCACCACCGAATTCGCGCGCAAAGCCCAGGTTCCAACCCAGTGACAACAACGAGCCGGTGCCAAGATCCTTGGTCATCTTGTTCCAGAACAGCCCGTTGTAAAACATCTCGCCATAGCGGTTGTCGGTGCTTTTGCCGAGCGCACGCAGCGCAATGCCGCGCGCCTCGTCGTTATTAACGAGGTCGGGCCTGCGCTTCATGAGTGCAGCGGCATCGTTGAGATATGACGCTATTTTCACCCGTGGTATCCACATATCGAAGATCGGCGCTTGAATGCGTCGGACCAGTTCCTGGGGCGCATAATAAGCCAGCTTGAACGGATTTCCGGCCTGCCAGGCCTCGCTCAGCCTTTGCTCGGCGGCGCTGCGGAATTGCTCCGGCGCTCTCGGTATAACGCCGCCTTCCTCCATGTACTGGACGGCGAGTTTGCCTTCGGGCGTGCGAGCATTCTCACCGAGAAGCCATTGGTTCTGGACTTCCTTGGCCGAGATCGGCTTTCCGCCCACCTCGGCCGCCGGGCGGAAAGTCGTCGTCACCGCCTGCTTTGCGCTCTTGATGGCGCCATTGATGTCTCCCGCAATCGCCTGGTCGGCGGCGCGCGCGAGGTTGCTGGACATATTAATGTGAGCGACGTGGAGGGGGTGGAACGCGCTGACGGCGAGCTTGATCGGCACCCACGCAGACTTGAATTGCATCCAGCCGCGAAAGACGTCGCCGGCAACCCCTGGATTGCCCCATAGCCCTCTTTGCGCAACGACGTTGTTCCATATCGGCTGGATCTCGGGCGAGATCAGCCACTGCTCCCGATCAGGTGCATTGACCTTCTGCCAGCCTTGTTTGGCCAACGTGGCGGCCTGTGCGTCGTTCTTGACCTTGCCGGCCAACTGCATTTTCTCCAACCCGCCGAGCATTTCCATGGTCATGCGCATGTCGGCGCCGGCCAGAAGGCGAGAGCGGACGGCGGCATAGGGGTTGGTGTTCTTGAGCTTGTAGCCGCCGGCAAGTCCTTGCTCGATCAGATCGATGGTGCGTGCCTTCTGAAATCCGGTCTGGCCAAGCGTCTGGGTCAAATATTCCATGAGCGGCGGTTGACCCGGTCTCGGTGCCTCCCATTCGTGCGGGAAATAATCGTCTCGATAAGCCGCCTTTGAGCCCCACTGCTTTTCCAGCTTGTCGGTTTCATCAAGCATTCGCCTGATGTGCTGGGCATCCGCCTTCACTTCCGGCTTTACAGTCCGGCCATTTTCGACGTCGGATAGAAAAGAAAAGCGATCCGCCTCGGGTATCTTGTTCCACCTCGCTTCGCCCTCCTGGGTTTCATGGAATATCCGATCATGCTCGCCCGATTGCGCCGATTTCATCTTGGCGAATACCGGCTCGGCCCGGAGCGCGTTTGAGCTGATGGTCTCCGGCTGGAACGTCTCCTGCCAGGTGCGCAGGAGCTTGCTCAGGAACGGGAAGCGCGCAGGCGGGGTGGGTGCCGGGCGTTGCGTGGGTGGCGTGCCGCCGAGGGGCGGCGGGGCTCCGGTGGGCGGCGTTCCACCAGGCGGTTGCCGCGGCGGCTGTTGCCGTTGCTGCTGCTGCTGCTGCTGTTGCTGGCTACGCTCGATCGCATCCGCGCCTTGCTCGAGCTGTCGCGCGCGTCCTTCCTGGCCCTGCGCCCGGTACATGGCCGCAGTCTCGCGCAGGTGTGCGGCTGTGTTGGGGACGTCAGCAGCCGTGTTGACCCGTTGCTGCAGGAGCTCATTACGCCCGCCGGTAAACAGGTTTTCCTGCAGATGCGTGTCGCCGAACAGTCCTTCGTCCGCCGGCCGTTGCGGGGCTGTCGGTTTCAGACGTTGGTCGGCCTGCCGTTGCGCGAGCTCGGCTGCGCCGATGCGCTCGGCCCCTGGGATGACGCCTTGAGGTTTTCCCTCAGCGCCCATTTCGACAGTGCCGCGTGGTGCTTCGCCAGCATCTGGCGGCGCTGGAGGTCCTGCGGGCTCAGGTCCGGCCGCGGCTTCGCGTACACCTCGGCCATCGCCGCGTGCTGCCGCGGCGTCATCAGCATCCCACCCTTCAATGTGTCCAACGGTGACGTGCTGGTCTTGGGTGTCTTTTTCATACTGGTTGGCATGCTCCATTAGGGCCCGCTCATAAGCCACATCTGGATCGGAAACGCCCTCCTTCTCCATGATCTCGACAGTACGATCATATATTTTAGGGTCTATCGCGCCAAGTCCGGCATCATGAGAAAAACCGTCAACGGCACGTTGGATTGCAACGCGGTTAAGCTCAGCCGCGCGCCCACGCTCGCCTGCGGTCGTCGTGCCTTCGCTGCCTACCCGATACTGTCTGGCTCCGCGGGCCTCTTTGTCGATCAAATCCAGCAGATCAGAGGTGGTCGTCTTGGCCACTCGGCCTTCGAAGTCGCTGGCGTCGTTGAGATATCTGCCTTCGCGTGTGGCCTTGAGCCACGCCTGATCGAGCGACATGCCGTTCTGACGCAGCAAGTTGCCAAATCCGGGGATCAGACGGTTTTCCCCCCCGAATATGTCCTTCAACTCCGGAATGTCTTTCTGTAGGCCGCCATTGTGCGCCAGATACTCGAGCAGGCTGTAGAGCTGCTCGTTCTTGGCGCGTGGCCCCCGCACGGCGGCTGGCGGCTGGACCGGCGGTGCAGGCTCTTGTGTCTCTACCGGTGCAGCCGGGCGCGCTGGCGGCTCGCCGGGCGCGGGCGCAAACTCTTCGTCGGCGGGTCGCGCCATCCCGGCACCCTTGGCGGCCCGGTTCATGCCCACCATCGCTTGACCGAGATTGGGGTGCTCACTGAGAACGTCGCCCCCGCGCTTGACCACCCAGCCGGGCTTGGCGTCGTCCTTCTCGATATAAATATCGCCTACCCGCCGGGACGCAGGGATGTTCGCGGGTACCGGCTGCGGTTGGGCGGCGGGAGGCGGTTCGGCTGGCGGCTCCTCCGGCCGCAGCGGACGTGCCTGCTCCTCGGCGTTGGGCACCCGCGGGAAGTCGCGGGTGACCGCTTCCTCCCAGGGCCCGGCCGGTGCGGCTTGCTGCTCAGGCGGTGCCTCAGGCTGCACCTTGGCGTCGATCGCCGCCTTGAGCGTGGGGTCCACACCCGGTTCTGCGGCAGCGGCAGGAGGCTCTTCGTCTACAGGCGCCTTGCCGTAGTCCTCCGCGCCGCCTCTGTCCCCAGCCGGAGCCGTGGTCTCGGGCGTGGCTGCGGCAGCGCCACCCTCTCCCGGCGTTCCGGCTGCGGGCGGCGGCTGCTCCTTGGCGGTGCCGGCCGCCGCGTCGGATCCCGGGCTGCCGTGTGGCGTGCCGCTGATCCGCGCTCCCAGCCTGGCGCCTGCCGCTTCGGCCGGGTTGAGGAAGGCACGCTGCTGTGGGAAGGCCGCGCCCACGCCCGCGCTCAACGCAATCGCCGCAGGGTCGATCGGCTGGCCCTGACCGTATTCGGACCCTGCTTCGGTGATGCCCGCCAGACCCCCGGAGAACGCCCGCTGTCCAAGCGTTGCGATCCTGGCGCCAGTGCCGAAGGGAACCACAGCCGGAAGCACGCTGCCTAATAGCGCCGATTTGGGGTTGGTCTGGGCGTTGGCGGTCCGCAGCAGATCGTCGTCGAGACCCAGCGCCTTGGCGCCTATGTCCTGCGCCTTGCCTGCCGCATAGCCGGCGATGCCGCCAGTCACGATACCGGCAGCTCCACCGATCAGCGTGCCACCAAGGGTGCCTAGACCAGGCAGTCCCAGGGTTCCCGCCGCTGCCCCATAACCGCCCATAGTGGCAGCGCCAGTCGCCGCGCCCGCAACCATGGGACCAACGCCGTGAGCGAACTCACGCAGCGCCGTCCAGAACGGACTCTCAGCCTTCGGTTGCTGTTGTTGATCCGGCTGTTGTTGCCTGGTGCGAAACGCCGCCCATTCGTCGCCAGCCGCGCGGGATGTCTGCGGCTGACGGAACGCTGCCCATTCGTCGGTCGGTCTGGAGGGCTGCGTCGCAGGCTGCGTGCGGAATGCAGACCAGTCGTCTGCTCCGGCGTCCGCTACCTGTGACGGCTGTTCCGACTGAACGTCATCATCGGGTTCATCGTCGTCGTCATCTTCGGCCATCAGGGTACTTGTCCCGGCGATCCGTCAGGTAGAGTTATCAGCGTGCCGCTCGGCAACTTACGTGCTTCCGCGATTGAGCCAACCTTGACTCGCGGTTGGCTACCTGCAGGCGCCCCCCCACCACCCGATTGGCGCTGAAGCTCCAGGGTGCGACGGACATGCTCATCCCGCAACGCCTTCTCGTCCGGCGTCAACGTATCTTCTCCTTGGGAATTTGCCTTGGTGTATATGCTCTTAATTAGATCTTGTTTTCCCTTGCTGAATGTATTCAGCGCAGCATCGGCAGATTTCTGCTGGTTGACCCGACGCGTCTCCTGAATTTTGTAGGCTTCGTTCGTGAACATTCGCTGCGCGTTTGGATCGCTGGTTTCTTTTGCCCGCCGCAGCAGATCCTGAACAGGGTCCGCAAGAACAGGATTGTTCAATATTTCGCTTGCAGTACGCGCAGGCGCCTCACGCTGCCGCGCACCGAGAGGCGTCTCCATGACCTTTCCGGTCTTGGTGTCGGTAACGCGCAACAGTCCCGTCTCGGACCCAGGACCGGTAAGACCGATACGCGCAGGAGCCACAGGAGCCACAGGAGCTGTAGGAGCAGCAGCGTAGCCGGTGCCCACGGTAGCATCGCCACTCGGAGCGACAGTGTCAGGGATTGCATTCTGCGCGCCCACGGGAGCGTTCAAGCTCGGGTTCTGCTCGGCGACTGCCCGCTGCACGGTTTCGGGGACAGTCAAGCCGGGATTTTGCTCGGCGACGCCTTGCAGCGTGCCGTCTACTTCCTGCGGAGACGCTGCATTGGCGCCGTTAATGTAATCAGCGAGACTTTTCTTGGTCGATCCCCACGCCCCGGATACAGCCCCGGATACGGCGCCTGGAACGTCAGCAGACTCCGGAGCATTCGCTTTGCTCCTCGCCCATTTTTCCTCGGCGGCCCTCTTCAGCAACGTAGCCATGGAGCTGTCGGCTGTAACGGGCTCGGGCGGTGAAGGAGGAGGCAACTGATGTAGATTGACACCCTGATTATCATCAGGTGACTGAGTGATGACTTGATCGACAGGCTCTGCAGTATATTGCTGCCAATCATCACCGCCATCGACCTTGCCGCCGTTCGCGTATCCACGCACCGGACCGCCACCTGCATAACCAGTCGGCGCCTGCTGTTGGCCGACCCGGTGCAATCCGAACATCTTGCGGGTATGCTGCAGCACCTGCCGCACCTTGTGGATCGGATCGGCGGGATGTTCCGGCACGCGCGGCTGTTTCTGACCGGAGGCGATAGCAAGGTTGTGCCCCACACTGTTGTCAATCACATGATCGAAGCTGGTCGCCGGACCCACCAGATAATGATGGAACTGCTGCGGCGTCATGACGTGCTGGCTATGCACGCCGGCACGCGAGCTGACCGTAGCGCCGACGTTGCCGTCGGGCGTGGGCTGCATCGACAGGCTCTTGCCGTCCGGCACCATGTCGTGGGCCTTGCCGGCGAGATGCGCGGCGGTCCTGATGTCGCCGTGGGCATGCGCGCCCTGTGCCATGCCAATCATAGCGTCGTAGCGCTTGCGCAGTCCGGCCAGAAGGGCGGCGCGCCTGTTCATGTCGGCACTGGGCTGAACAGCCCCACCAGCCGCATAGCCTGCCGAAGCATCAAGCAACCCTTGCTCGGGCGTTAAATAATCCCACTTCGGCGCCGTCGTTGGATACACCGTGTCGTCATCTTGCTCGGCGTCCTCGACAGGGCCACCGCGCGCATAACCTAAATTTGTTGGGCCAAATCCTGCATTGGTGCCAAAGTCTGAATTGGTTTGGTTAAACCCAGGTTTTGGCGCCTGTCTGCGCACAGTTCGTGGCCTTGAACCCGCGCTACGGCCTACTACACCAGTGTTTACACTGCCTTCACCTGTATCGGGCTCCATGCCTGGTTCCGTATCTGGCTCCATGCCAGGTTCGTTATCCGGCTCCGTACCGGGCTCCATGCCAGGCAGGACGTTATTCGCGTAGCCGGGCTTCAATCTTGCTCTAGCCATCAGCTTGCTCCATAACCGACTTGAGCGCCGTCACTGCCTGCCGTTGCACGAGCTTTACGTGCTTGTGCCATAAGTTTATAGAAGTGGGCTTGGCCAAGCCATTGAGTTACATCGCGAGGCACAACAAATTCCCCGGCATTAAGCCGGGCGCTCACGTCGTCAACTTGTTGTCCATTGGACGGACTGTCAGTATACGAAACATCGCCACCAGGCTGATACCCGATCGAGTTATCCGGCACCGCGCCACCTGCCGCCATTGCGGTATGGTAAAAAATACCTGTACCGGTATCCAGTCGGTTACTGTAGCTGCCGCCACCGCTGCCGCCGCTGCCGCCGCTCATGCCGAAGCTGGACCCAGACGACGCCGAGGAGCCAGACGATTCCTGTCCCAACGGCGCGTATTTCAAACTACTGGCGGTCCCAAGCAGCGCGTTCGCCGCATTGGCCGCGCCATAACCGGTATTGACGTTCTGCAAGCTGGACGCAATCGCCTGGTTCTGCATGGCGTTTCCGGTGGCAACGTCGGCCATGCGCTGCTGGTTACCGGCGCCCGCTGCACTAGCGCCTGCCTGTACTCGCGCAGCTTGATCCAGCCCGGCATAGCGTCCAGCCGAAGGATCGATGCCATAGCTCTGCAGATCGCTGAGCGCGCTCTGCCGGCCGGCCTCGGACGCCTGCTGCACCCCTGCCTCGGCCTGTCCCATGTCGACCGCTTGCCGTTGCGGCGACGCATATGACAAGGCATTGCGCATCATGCTGTCGATGTTGCCCTGGTTCTTGTTGTATTGATCCATGCCCCATTGATAGACCTGCGGGGCCATGTTCTGAGCTTGTTTGGCAATGCTCTCCAGGATCGGTGTTTCGGAATAATCGGGGATGAACGACATGCTCTGTTGAGCGCTTTGCGCCTGATTGGCGCTGGTGTTCATGCCAAGCCCACCGAGACCATACATCTTCGCTTGTAGCGCGCTCTGCAGCAAAGGCGACATGCCGGATGGGTAACCAGGAATTTGCCCGCCAACAGGCTCCGCAGCCTGCAGTAGTTCATTAGGATCAAAAGCCATCGATCAACTCCTGATTTTAAGCCTTGGCCGCGACCGGCTAACAGCCGTCGCGGTTGGATCATCCGGCACCCCGTGCAAGCTGGGGTCCGGCTTGTAGGGCTCGATCAATCCGGTTGGACTGAAGTGTCCAACAAACCCGGTATTACGACCGGCAATCCAGTCCTTCGTCCCGTGCAACAGAATTTCCGGCGACCTGCCCAATATAGCGTGCGTCTTCTCTGGAGACTCTGGCTCTCCCGAAGCGGTGACGAAAGCACGGCGGATTTCCGTATTGCCGGTATCCAACGTAAGACCGGTAAAAATCTGCAGTTCCGCCATGATGGCGTGCTTGTTGCTAACTGTACCACGGGATTGGGTAAGTATTTCCGAACTACCGGGAACCCACAATGGGCTGGCCGGAATGGGCCCGTAGCCCATGGAAGCTGTCGCCGCGCTTCCAAACTGGCCGGTATAAGGTGATCGCTGATCGGGGTCGTAAATCAGACTGGCTATGTGCATGATTTGGCTGCAAGCAACCACATTCGGGTCGCCCATCCCATCGTGTATTCCTATCCACGATGCCGGTAAATCCGGCCCACTCTTGTTTGCGTCATCGAATGCACAAAAGAACGTGCTGGTGGTAGATACTCTCCCGGCGTAAGGCTGATTTGCAAAAAAATCGTTCACCGTCATGCTATGGCTTGACTCCGCGCCCAACCCCCACGAAATCAGCAAATGATGCCATTGATCAGGCGCGACATCGACACTGCCGCCAAACGGACCGTGCTGACCAGCATGGGAATTACCTACGGCGCCTTCCTGCATCCCGTCGTCCGTGTAGGACGCATCGGAAACCACCGGTACCACAGCTATAAAACCGGAACCCGGCGCGATCTCGATCGGCGGATAGGCGCAAGAAAACCCTGGGCCAATGTTACCGCTTGAATTGACGCACGACACCCCATTATTTGGTTGAATGTGAACATACAAACTTGGGGATTGCCCCGGCCTACATTGAACCCCTATGCACGATTGTTGAACCGGACAACGGTGTGACCCGCTGACGTAAGCTAGACTATCGGTAAACGGATGGTCAGGTACACCTGGATTAGGGCACGATACTTCCGGAGTTTCGAACTCCCAAATAGTAGCTGTTTGTTGCGTGCCGAACATGATAAGCGGAACAACGAAGGCCATCACTTCGCAATCTTCACTAGACGTCAGTAGCGAAGCATCACGATCCTGCACAGCGAACACCGCATCGGATGGCAGCAAGAACCACAACGAAATAGTGGCCTTGTTCATACTCAAATCTGACATATCGCCAGTCAGATAGCTCATCAGTCCTCCCCGTCGAAAAATTCCACCGCAAGCCCGAATTTATCTTTGTCTTTGTCCACCGGCTCGCGCCAATGCACGCCGACGATACGCTGAAAGAAATCCTCCCCATAGGCTGGCAATTTGCCGCCGCCTTCCGCGTACATGTATGGGTTTGGCCCAGGCATCAGTAATTCCACTGCCACAAGCCGTTGGTCAGTTGATCCTGGAACGTCAGTTGCGCTATGCGTTCGACGTCAACCCACTGCTGATCATCGTTGGGATTGAAAATCCGCACAGGCGTCACAACGCGGTTTACTTCCTGCCATTGCGGAATGCCGGTGGGATTGAGTATGTAAATGATCTGATTGATGGCGCGAATGGCCGACGGCAGGTCGACCGGACGCGGTATGGCCACCGACGCACGCTGTGCCGCAGGCGTCTGTGAACGTGACGTAGGGCAGACGGGAGCCAAGCTTCCGTTCGCGAACGTCATGGGTCTGAGAGGTCTGTTCATCTGCATGTCTCCTGCTAAATCGTCCCCAGCTCTTTGACCGACGTCGCAACTTGCCAATTACTGACCTGAACGCGGCCCTCAATTTCGAACTGCCAAGCCTCGACCTTCTCGCCGGAGTAAATGCGCAACAACTCGCCGCTCCTGCGCAGCTCGCGTGTCGTGTAAAGCTCGTCATCTGCATAAACCCGCACGATCCCGTACTGATCAGGAGCCAGCACCGGCTGTGGGTCGCTGGTATCCCGGTCGCCCTGTGCCGGCGTAGTCTCCGGAACAGTGAACCATAGTTTCATAGCAGCAAAATTCTTCGCGCTCATTTGTTGGTAAATCTTGGACCGCCACTTGTACGGTACGATGACCGGGTTCAAATCCGTGAAATCGTAAAACCAAATACCACCGTCCTGCACCAAAAGACCGACGCCGGTCCACGGATCAAGCAGCACGTTGTCGATATCGAACCCGTTGGGCGAGTTCAGCTGCGAGAACCCAAGCCTGTGGCCACCAGGCTGGGGCCATACGGTGAAGGAAGTCTGGTCCTGCGCCGACAGCTCGACCGTATATCCGTCACGCGCAAACGAAACATCGGCGCCGGCTACCGTTCCAAACGCGAAGTAAGACGTCGCATGCTTGATCGCCCGCACATGCTGCTGCGGCGTAAGTGCCTGCCAACGCTCGCGCGTAATCCAACCTTCGGTGACATTGGCGCCGGCTCCCGATTGGCTGATCTGAATCAAGCCGTTCTGACTTACATACAGCACTGTCGTGTCGGTGGAGACGATCGACCCCCTGTGCAGGCACGGCTCCGGCAGGTTGACCTTGATCATCGACATGGAAGCCGGGTTGACGCCGGTGATGACATACGGCGTGCTCTGCGTGCAGACCACGATCGCCTGCCCGCACACACCAATCCCAACGATGGGAAACTCGGTCGTCAACACGTAGTTGGGCGGCCAAGCATGCGGACGATAGGGCTCGGAAAACCAAATTTCGTTGTCTTTCCAGCCAATCGCGATGCCGTTGGGAAACACCACGAACCCCTGCAAATCGACTGGTGGCCCAAACCAATAAAGCGACTCCAGCTGTGAATTGAGCGCCACAGTAGCGTCGTCGATGGTGTCGACATAGACCGCCTGGGTCACCGGGATTTCCGCAACCAGAAAATAAGTGCCCTGCCCAGACAGGTTGGTGATGGACCGATAGATGCGGGTATGAGTGATGTTGCGATCCACTCCCATGTCGGCAGGTGTCGGCGTAAACAGGCTTACGGTCCAGGTCGCATTCGACCAGCCGTTGACGACCGACGGATCGGAAGGCGGACCTTCCTCGCCATAAGCCGTCACCCAGGTGTAGACATAAGCCCTGGCTGTGAAGACCGACGCCCCCAGCAAGTCGCCCCACATCTGCCAGACCGGGCCCCCGCCCGTCGTCGACACAGGATCGGGCGGTCCGTTGGAATAGGTATTGATGGATGTGCGTCCGTTGCTGACGCGCGTATCCGCAATCGACAAATAGAACGGATTGTCGTGTGCAATCCCCACCCAATATGTCGTATTTGAAATGACGCTGACGCCGTTTGTAATCCCACTGCTGGCCGCAACTCCAGATGAAATGCCGGTGACCTGATTGCCAACACCCAGCAATTGATCCGGCGCACCGTTGAGATCGCTGTAGACCACAGCCTGGTAATTCAACGCCCCGTCGGTGGACGCCGGCATGAAACTGACGCTCTGAACCAGCATGCTGCCGTCAGGGACGATTGGGGTCAGAAAAATATCGTTGCCGGGCCGATAGTTGGTCAGACCAGCGGCGGCAGGCAGCACCGTCACATTGCCCACCTGGCTCGTGTCGCCACCGCCATCCACCGTCACACCAGGCGGGCACCCAGATGCCGGCACTCCCAACAGCCAGGCCGGATCACCGTTGAGAATACGATCGTAGGTGTTGTACTTCGGCGGCGTGGAAGGCGAAGACCAGTAATAGCGTTGGAAACTATCGTCTACCACGGGCGAACGAATAACGCGCGTGTCGGCATCCTCTGCCTCAAACCAAAAGCCATCGTTTGCAGTAATGGATGTGTTATTCGTCGCTCTATTGGGGATTCTATAAGCGTATTTTGAAGCACTATTTTTTAACGTATAGAGTAATTTCGGTTGGCGCCAGCCCTGCAACTCGCCGGAAAAGAGGTAGGCGTTTAGAGAGTATGCGCTTTGGCCATCGGGGAGTAATCGGTCCGACCAAGCCGGGAGCATTCCGCCGAAACGATCCAACTTTATTGCAGACAACCTGCTCTCCTGCTAAAGTGCGCAGCGAGGTGGCGCTATCAACGCCATCTCGCCACTTGACCCTCGAACCGTAGGAGCGGATCGATGCCCAAAGCGATTGATATCACAGGGCAGCGTGTTGGTCGCCTGGTTGCTATCCAACCAACCCGCAAACGTGCCCACGGTAAAGTGCTGTGGCTTTGCCTTTGTGAATGTGGGAAACGTACACTTGTACCTGCAGGTGCCTTTCGACGTGGTAGAATACACGCCTGCAAACATCACAAAAGCGGAACGAATAACCCTAACTATCGACACGGCTTTGCTGACAGTAAAAATCAAAAAGCGCATCCGCTCTATGAAGCTTGGTGTCAAATGCACCAACGCTGCCGAAATCCGTCGCACCCACGATTTAAAGACTATGGAGGGCGAGGTATTAACGTATACAAACGATGGAACAACTTCGCTGCATATCTTGCTTATGTTGGAGAACGTCCTCATCCTAGCCTCTCATTAGACCGTATCGATAACAATAAAGGCTATTTTCCTGGAAACGTTCGCTGGGCTACTAGCAAAGAACAACGAGCTAACAGTCGCTCTCCACGTAAAAAATAGCCGTCATTTTCTCACGCCAACTGTTGCCACTTGTCCGTCTTAATTGCAGACATAGTTACCGCTGCCCTGCCTTGCGCCGGTTCTCCACATCCTCGGGACTGCCGCACCACGGCACACCCGGAGCAGCCCCGCCCACATCGCCATGCGCCGCGCACTGTGTAGAGCCAGGTGGGGCTGACTCGAACTCCGGCGGCGATACCGCACCGCCATCCGCATAACCCTTACGCAACAACGAACTGTCACCGGTCTTGCCGAACTTCAAATGCACGGGATTGGAATGCTTGTACGTCATTTGCTTTCCTTCTTCGGCTGTCGTCATTTTCTCACGCCGAGTGTCGCTCCTGATGTAGGGAACACGTCGCCTTGGGATGGGTTAGGTGCATAGACCGGCGTCATGGTGCCGGCCCGTTCCCGTTCGTCGGCCGCGATCTTCCGCTGGACTTCGCGGTTGCGCTCGATTTCCGCCTCGGCCTTCGCCACCATGGCTCGCCCCATCGCGACCTCGGCATCGTATTCCGCCTGCTGCCGCGGCGTGCGATGCGGTGCCGGAGTGATCTCGACCGGCTTCTCCTCGCGCATTTGCCGGATACGCTCGAGCAACTGATCGCGCGTTGCAGGCTCGAGGTTCACGTTCGAACTCGCCTGCTTGAGGTCGTCCTCCTCGATCAGGCGAGCCGCCACCTCCTGGGAGGCGCGATGGGCTTTTTGCCTTGTTTCGGCTTCGGATCTCTCGAGAGCGATGCGCGCGGATTCGTCGCGAATTTTGGCGACCCGTTCTTCCGCCTTGATGATCGAGTCGGTTTTTTGCTGAGCCATCTTATGCAGCTCCGGTAGCTAGCGCAGCGCAAACCCCGCCAGCCGCACGTTGATCGAGTGTCGGAGAGCCACAGACGACGCGCAGCTGCTCCCACGCACCGCCAGCCGCATACTGATTGTACGTAGTACCCGGACCCTGAGCATCAGCATCCGATATTTGCTTGAAAACACCGCCTGCATTGTACTGGTTGAACACGATAACAGCCATGTTGTCCTCCTATGGTGCCACCACCGTAAAGGCTATCGAATCGTTTTTGATATTTCCGAGATTGTCAGTCATCACCAACGACAACATCACCTGCTCGTTGACGATGCCGCCGGACAGGAAGAACACAATCTCACGGCCCATGATCGAAATGTTGCCGACAGTGCAGGTAGCCGAATTCGATGTTATGTCGATCTGCTCGACCGTCGCGGAATTAGCCAACCAATAGTCATAATTGACTACCCAACGAATGACGTCGCCAGCTGTATGTGCCCTACTGCCCAAAATCATCGTCGTACGCCTCTATGATCCTACGTTCTCCCGGCACCACGATCACACGTTCTTCGTCGTACACCAGCACTATCCTGTCCTGCTTCGGCACGACGATCGTATCCTCGCTCACAGCAACGCTCCATAGAACGTCGTGACGAAATTGACCGCAGCCACCGTCGTCGTAGTGGCGGAAGGCGAGAAACAATAGCACTCGTAGTAGTCGGTACCGTTGGCTTGATCGATCGTATCCACCTGAGTATACGCCGAATTCGACGTTGATTGCGCGCCATTTTGCACGATGCAGGCGCCGTTCTTGAAGAGCATGACCTGCGGAAACACGTTGTTCCGAACACCCGCCGAGAAAAACAACCCAGCCCCGAGATGCACGATCCCTGCTGCTGGCGTCCATCGAGAATTGGTCGCGTCGTACTTGTTATTGACGTCGAACACCTTGCTGGTGAACTTCATCTTGGTGTTGGTGCTGTCGGGAATGCCGGTCTGGTTCGTTGCCAGCTTGGCCCGAAATGCATCTTTCGTGGCCGGCGACGTACCAGCCGGTCCCGTGATGCCGGTCGGACCCGTCAAACCGACAGGACCGGTAAAACCAGTCGGCCCGATCTGCCCGACTTGCCCCGTCGGCCCGATATTGCCGGTCGGGCCCGTAGCGCCCAGGCCCGTAGGACCAATGCCAAACGGACCGGTATTGCCGGTCGGCCCGGTAAGACCAAGCGGCCCTGTGGGCCCAGTTCGGCCAATCGGCCCGGTATAGCCGGTCGGCCCGTCGACGCCGTTGTAGCCATCAACACCGCGAGGCCCGGTGGCGCCGACGCCAGGACCCGTGGGACCGGTGGCGCCGGTTGTCGACGCAAATCCCGCCGGTCCTGTCGCTCCGAGGCCCGTCGGTCCGGTGGCTCCTGTCGACCCCAACGCACCTGTCAGTCCGGTCGGTCCCGTCGAGCCCACGATGCCCTGCGGTCCCGCTATTCCCGCAATGCCTTGCGGTCCCTGCGGCCCCACCACACCCTGCACCCCGGCCAGTCCCGACGCACCAGTCGGCCCCGTAAAGCTCGCCCCGGCAGGGCCAGGTGGACCGTTGGCGCCCACGAACCCGATCGGCCCTTGCGGTCCTGTAGAACCAGTCGCGCCTTGCAGCGCTGCCTGACCAGGCGCGCCCGTGGGACCGGACGGCCCAATGAGTCCGGCAGGGCCCGTAGCACCGGTTGCCGATGCGGTGCCGGGAGCACCCGTCGGTCCGATCGGGCCCACGTCACCGAGAGCGCCAAGCGCTCCCGTAGCACCAGCAGGGCCGGTCGGGCCGCCAGCAGGACCGGTCGGACCCGGACCACCCGCCGGACCGGACGGGCCCGCAGGCCCCGACACCACCACGACAGGGCGGGTCGCGATCGGAGCTGCGGGAGCCGGGTTGGCCATGTCAGCCTATTCTCCAAGCCGTTCCGTCGGCAAACACCGGCACCTTGTTGCTGCCACCACCAACGACGACGCTGCTGAATGTCGTAACAGTGGCGTCTGTAACAAAGTTACGGTCTCCCACCGTACTCGCTGCCGGCAAACTAGACACCGTATTAGGTCCGCCGATCGTTCCGGTCGGACCAGTCGCTCCGATGGCTCCAGTCGGCCCAGCGACAACCGACGGCGAGCCGATCCCCGGCGGTCCGGTGTTTCCCGTCGGTCCTGTGAACGCACCAGCGCCCTGAGCACCCGTTATTCCGGTTGGCCCGGTATGACCTGTGAGCCCCTGCGGACCCGTCACGCCGGTACCTTGCGGACCAATCAAACCCGTCGGCCCGGTCGGGCCACCGGAGGGACCGGTGTGACCGCCGATGACGACGACCGGCCGAGTCTGAATTGGCGCAGGAACGCTGGGCTGTGATGTCATGACAATACCACCATCGGGTCCAAATAGTAGGTCGTGCTCGGCTTGGCGGCCCGCACCCGCGCGTGCAGATAACCCGCCATGCCGGGCTGCGGCACGGACAGCGTGGCGGTGAGCTTGAACGGCAGCCAACCTGCACCACTGCCACCACCGTTCCACGTCGAACTGTCCGACGCCACCGCAGCATTCGCTGCCAGCAAATTCGATTTGGTCGTGCTGACGATCGTGCCAATCGGGGTCAGCGATGATCCGAGATACTCGATCTCCAACCAAATATCATCATTGTTCGGCAACGCACCCGCGTTAATCGTCCCGCACACCGTCACGACGATATTGGCGCCCGTCGTCGGGTTCCAGATGGCGTAGGGCTCGGCCTTGAACGGACGTAGCCATTGTGAATTGACCGTAGTAACGATCTTGCGGGACTGCGCCTGCCCAGTCGGGTCGGACGCACCGCCAACGCGCGTGATCGCCGTCTCGGTCGTCTCGGTGCCCTCGTAGGCGTAGCGGGCAGATTTGTAGCCGGTGCCGCCGCTGTCGGAACGAACGAGCTGAATAGTCTGCCCGAAAGCCAGCGGCGTCGGGATCGTCATCGAGGCGTTGAGCTTGCAGTCCTTGATCAGCCAATTGCCCATCTCATAGCTGATCGGAAGCTGAATTAAGTTACCCGTCAATTGGCTGAGATCGAGCCCTTCCAAGATGACATTGCATAGACGTCCAGTTGCCGCTTGCCCGATGAAAGCCGTAGGAACCGCAGAGCCGCTTACCAGTACCGGACCGGTGTTTCGCCAGGAGAAATCCGTTACCCCGACTTCAAGGTAGTTGTTGACGTGGCCGAAGCTCACCGTGCAATTATTCCAGATGACGACACCGGCAATAGTAGTGTTGAGCTGTATTGTCGTCGCCGTTGCTGCCGTGTTTGCAACCTTGAAAATACAGTTGTCGAAATAATAAAACGCGTTGCCGGGGGTAATTATAATAAACGAAGAGCCGGATGATTGACCTGCTCCGGCTATGAACGAGATACCGTAGATATAAATCGACCCGAGCGTCGAGTTGAAGGTCAGGCTCACTGCGCCGGTCGTCGATATCGTCGCAGTCGTCCGCAAATCCGTTGACGCAGGCGGATAGCTGCCGGAATGATTGTGGCAGATGATCCGCCCCACGGTTGCAACGCTGAGGGTCGGAGCTATCGTGATCGCCGTCGCCTGCGACTCGGCGTGGTTGTCGCCGACGTAGATCGTGTTGCCGGCCGCAAACCAGGTCGTCACGCCAGCATTGCCCAGCCGCGCGTGCGGGGCTTGACCGCCAGTGAAGTTGCCCACCACACCAAGGCAAGTCCATGTGACCGTGCTGTCCGTCTGTGTTGTGCCAGCAGTGTTGTTCGCCCAAGCTGGCTCTGATGCGCCCGTGCTCCCCGCTGTGCTGCATATCCAGTAGCTCGCGCCGTTGTTGCGCTGGATGATCGCGCCCAGCGTGACGGCAGAGTTTATTGCTTTGGCCGCCGCCCAGGTCGGTGTGTTGGTCAGATCGCCATTGACCGCCGACGCGCCGGTGCATTCCTGCCACGTGGCGGTTCCGTCCGTCGTCTTGGCGCCACGGGTCAGCACCCAAGTCGCGTCGGTGACGTTCCCGGTCGTGCCCGCAGCGACACAAACAAACACCCGCTCGCTACCGACCGCAGGGGCCGTGAACTGGCGGACCAATTGACCTGCTGCTACTGCGGCATTCTGCGGACGCTTAGCAACGGCGTAGTGACCGGTTGTTGATTGGTCACCTGCGTTGCAGTACCAGCACTGATCATAGAAGGCCACAACCTAACCCCTCATTCTCTGAACGAAATCCGCCATCGACAGCGGCGGCGCGCCCTCCTGCGCTCTTATCCGGTTCTCATGGTCGTAGAGCACGGTCGTTTGCGGATCGGCTTGTGGTGGCGGTGGCTCTGGCTCCGGCACCGGCTCTGGTTCCGGCGGCGGCGTGTAAACACCATCAATGTATGTTCCGCCGATTGCCATCGGCTCGCCCGTTTCCTCGACAAGGACATGACCTGCCGGCGGTTCCCATTGTGCCGGATCGTCCAGCACGATCCGATTGTCGATGATGCCGGTCGCTTGCTCGATTACGACATAGATGCCCATGCGGCGCTGTCCCTAAAATTCCGTGATCATGACGACGCCGTTGCCGCCATTGCCGCCGCCGACGGCGCCGCTGGCTTGTCCGATCGAGCCACCGCTGCCGCCGCCGCCGGCGCCGAGGGCATTGAATCCGGTGGCAAATGTTGCAGTCCATTGCTGCTGCATGGCTCCCGGCCCCAGCAAACTATTGCCGCCGGCGCCTCCGGTGAAAACGGTGCCGCCCTGGGCTGCTTGAACGCCGAATTGCCCTGGACTGCCGGGGGCGGTGAAGTCCCCGACGCAGCCGGCCAGGACGGCGCCACCACCGGGAGCCAAGCCGCTGCCGTTCGATGGGGCGCCCTTGGCGACGCAGAGCACGCCGACGCTGCTATCGCCGCCGGCAGAGCCGGCGCTGTTCGTAGTGCCGGGGCCGCCGGTGCCGCCGCCGCCCACGGTAACGGCTTGTGAGGCGCCGATCTGGGCTGCGGTGCACAATCTACGTGCATATGCTCCTGATCCGCCGCCGCCGCCGATGTCATTATAGCCGCTTTGCGCTGCGTAACCGTTGCCGCCGGCGCCGGCACCAACCATTTCGATGATGCAAGTGGTCATGCCAGCGGTAGGGGTGTAAGTGCCGCTGGCGTTGAACATTCTGATCGCCCGCACCGAGGGGTGGCTTGCGACTGCGGCCGTGACGAACGCGGTGCTCGCGGCCTGTGTTGTGTTGGTTGCGGGCGCTGCGGTCGGTACGGTTGGGGTTCCGGTCAAGGCCGGCGATGCGAGGGGCGCGCGAGATGTATCGCTTGGATGAACGTGATCCTCGCGCGAATAGGCAGTCGCCACACCAGGAGCGGCAATATTGTCCATAAGTGGATTGATACTACTTGGCGTCGACGGTCCTGTAGGACCAACAGAACCAGCTGCACCAGACGGCCCCGTCGATCCTGTAGGACCGGCCGGACCTCCACCAAGCGTTACCCACATGCCATGCGACGTAAACGTGTAGGTCACACCTAAAAACGTGTAGGTCTGGCCAATCGTCGGATTTGCTGGGAAATCGATGCTGGCCATCACACCCACCATCCAGGACAAAGCAACGTCACTGCCGCCATTGGACCTGTCGATCCAACCGGTCCCGTCGGTCCAAGCGAACCAGCCGTTCCCGTTGCTCCTGCCATTCCAGTCGGCCCAGCCAACGACGGCGCCACCTGCACCCACTGCGAAGAGCTGGTAGTAGCAACATAGACCGCCAGCACACCCCCCGTGAGATCATACCAGAAATAGCCCGGCGGCACCGACGTTGGTGGAGGTGGCACCGATGCGGTGTAACCAACTCCCATTGCACCCGTAATTCCCGTCGATCCGGTAGGACCCGTGCTTCCAACTGCGCCTGGCGCACCGACACCTCCCGGCGACCCAGCAGCTCCCGTCGGACCTGTTGCGCCCGCGCCGCCCGTACCAGCCCCACCTGTGCCCGCCGGGCCGGCAGCTCCCGTCGGACCTGTCGGTCCCAATCCTCCAGGCCCGGTAGGACCTGACACACCAGTAGGACCGGAAGGCCCAGGCGGACCAGATGTCACCTGCACCACCCACACACCTCGTGATGTGTAGGTATAGGTCACGCTATTGTACGTGTAAGTCTGGCCAATGGATGGAGAGTTGGGGAAATCGATGTTAGCCATCAGACCACCCACCCGCCCAAGAGCAACGTCACCGCCCCACCGCTACCGCCAATCCCAGCCGGCCCCGTCGGCCCAGCCAGCGGCGGCGCCACCTGCACCCACTGCGTGGAATTGCCATCGTCGACCCAGATCGACAGGATGCCGGTCGTCAGATCGTACCAAAGATAGCCAGGCGTCGGCGATGCCGGCGGCGTGCTCGAGCCCGTGTAACCACCGCCGCCGCTGCCACCACCGCTTCCCGCGGCTCCTGTAGGGCCCGTGGCGCCAGTGTTGGCAGCCGATCCGCCAGGGCCCGCAGGACCTACCGGCCCTTGTGCTCCCGCCGACCCGGGAAGGCCCGTCGGCCCAATAGGACCCGTCGTACCAGCCGCACCCGCCGGCCCGGTCGCGCCCGTGTTGACGGCAGATCCAGAAACACCGGTTGGCCCAGTCTGACCCACGCGCCCTGTCGGACCAGTGGCGCCTGTCGCACCGGTCGCAGACGCCGTACCCGGCGCGCCCGTAGGGCCCGTAGAGCCCGTGAGCCCAAGCCCGCTGGCACCCGTGGCGCCCGTCGGCCCAAGCGTTCCAACACCCACCGGGCCCGTAACGCCGATCGATCCCGTCGGGCCTGTGATTGCTAGCCCGGTCGGCCCGATTGATCCGGTCGGTCCAGTGAACGCGCCTAGTCCGGTAGGCCCGGTAGCTGCCGCTCCAGTAGGGCCTGTCGGACCGGTGCCGCCTGTGGGACCACCAGCCGGGCCCGTATGCCCACCCACGACCACAACGGGGCGTGTCGACACGATAGCCGGTTCGTTCTTTATAACCGCCACCGTGTCACCTCGTCAGGGGTACGTAATTCCTTGTACGATTTTTACGGTTCCGTGCATGAACGGCCAACGGACCCCATAAGAATCAATCATCACGAGATCGTAGAAGTAAGTTCCAGGATCGAGACTGTCCTGGATGTCAGCAGCGGTTACGTTGAAGTGTATGACCCGCTGTACGACGTCATCGGTTATGATCCGCCCGTTGGCGGTCGTGAGCGACAGCAACGGTGTCTTGTCGTAAGCGTTCAGCTGCACGTCCATCTCAAATGTGCAGCCAGTAAGTGTCCACGTCAGATCGTCGGGATCGTCGAACTGGTAGGCGTCGCTCCAACTGCCGTTGTTGTCGACGACCATGGGCTCATATGCCGAAGTAACGCTATGCTTGTTCATGGCGCTATCTCAACGGCGTTGGTGTCGGATTGACGTTGTACGTGCTCATGCCGCGCTTCTGACCCGTCACCCGGAACTGCTGCGGATAGGCCCAGGCCTGCGAGCCAACGGTATTCGCCCGCATCATCGCCACCCGCGCCCGCGCGATCTTATCGCGGAACCTGGTCAGATGGAATTGCGCCAACGTAGGGTTGGAATAGCTCTGCCCCGGCTGCAGCATCATGTTGCCGAGAATGCCGTTGAGAATCGCCTGACCGTGCGCTGGCAGCACCCAATCCGGAATATGCGGCGGCACGCATTCCAGCGGATCGGTCACGTTCTTGACGACGATGGCCGTCATCGGCTGTGTGTTCGTATACGGATAAAGAAAATGCACCGTCCCGATCACCGGCATGACCGCAGATTGCGGTACGTTGTTCTGATCCAGTACACCGTACAGCCGCAATATCCGGCCAGTCGACGGATGCAGCGGATAGTCCAGCAACTCCGGTATCACCGTTATGCCGATGTTCTCCTGCCAGCAATTCGAGTCATTGAAAAATTCATCCAGCACATCGA